GAAAATATAGGTTGTTACTGTCAGAATATACGAAATACGAGAAAAACGTGGTGATGCCATATTACACCTCCGTCATTCGAGAACTGAAAATTAATATACCCTCGTTACCGGAGGACAATATATGTGATATCATGGGATTCATTAATGTGGGACACAAAAAAAAGGATATCGATACTGTCGTTTATAGTGAGTTGTAATTGGGTGTTAAACATCACACATTTTCTTATTCAATATAGCAATCGTCCTCTTATATTCGTCTGCGATTCTGGTTGATTCCTCAAACAATGACGCGTGTTCCGTTACAACGGTGTCATTCAACTTCAGAATCCGTTGCAAGGCACCTGTATCATGTTTAGATATCGTATCATAATGATATTCCACAAATACCACTAGGTTACGCAATCTATATGTGATCTGAGAGGATTCACTGTCTATTAAAAGGCGCTCCATACGTCCTACCACGGTTAAAATATCGTTACTGTCCATGTTGATTGTTATATATAATTTAGATAACAATCAGTAGATCAATTTTACGCATAGAATTCGACGTCTTCATTCAAATATGCGACGGGAATGGAGCCAGCATAAATGTCTAGAACCTCTTTAATGACTTCCTCGCGCTCTATATCACCCTTATCGAATTCGATACTCGAAATAGATGAGGATCGGCATCCCTTGAATTTATCGAGGAAATCGGCCAGACCATTTACCTCGTTATGTCTGTCATGTTGATCTAAATCTCCCGTAATCACCATACGCGAGTTTTCTCCCAATCTCGTAAGCAACATCTTGAATTGATTGACGCTCGTGTTTTGGCATTCATCCGCTACAATCCACGTGTCTTTGAAGGTACGACCTCTCATATATGCTAGAGGCGCAATTTCGATCAACTTTTCATTCACCATAGCTGTGACCTCAGCCGGCGTTATAAACTTGTATAAAATATCATATATAGGACGTATCCACGGCGCCATCTTGTCTTCTAGTGTTCCGGGGAGAAATCCGAGGTCTTCATCTGCGCTCACAGCGGGGCGTGTGAAAATCAACTTCTCATATTTTCCCGACAAGAACTGGCGAATGCCAAATTCAGTGCCTATGAGCGTCTTACCAGTACCTGCCGGACCGGTTGCAATAATGATCTTATTGTGAGGCTTTTCTAGGGCACGGAAATATCTCGCCTGTGACTCGTTCTTAGGTTTGGAAAACTTAGAATCGACTTTAATTCGATCCTTTTGGGACATGTACTGATAGTTCTCTAACACAGTTCTAGTAGATGCCATTTCCTCCTTAAGCTCGTCGTGGCGTGCCAATTCTTCACCGATAATACGATTATGGTATTTTCGGCTATTATGGCGCTTGTGGTGGGTGGTAGTCATATATACTATACTAAAGTAGAAAAATATATCCCTCCCTACGTATTTATGCTCTCTATATAATTTGAAATATTATTGAAATTTCAAACCATATGTGGTGTCTAATCGATCTTCTGCGTAGCGCCGAAATATTCGGTTTTAGACATTTCATCAATATTACTAGGAAGCACTCCAATTACCTCTAGAAAACCATTGACGAACCCGTTATTTTTATTACCAAATCTCCTATAGATAACATACCTGCCATAGAAAAATCCAATATAATGCGGTACGATGAAATACACCTCGAAGAATCGACACAGTGCAAACAATTTCAACATATCATCCGACGATTTGAATAAGAAAAAGGTGATAATCGACGATGTTCCTTGGATTGCAAACCCATATGTCGCAACATTCTTTTGATTTTGGAATAGACATCCTGTAGCAAAATGAAGTCCCGATGCTAGAGCAGGTGCAAGACTCACCCATACATAGAGATTATGACACCACTGCCCCCAGCAATTATAACCGACAATAACATTCAATAGATTACACATCACAAACAGAATTGAAACTAGCCTGAATTTAACCGAACTGATATTGAAAAAAATTGCACCTACCAGAATCGACTGACCCATGTGAATTATTTGGTCCTGCCAAACGTCGATGCTCTTGTTTACTCCGATATGCTCGTTTAGAAATGGATATGTCAGATGCGCTACGCCATGCCCGATCGCCAATAGGTTAGAAAACGTATAAGTAATCGGATACCTGTCGCGAATCAAGACGTAACTAATCATCGACACCGGTGCGTAAATAAGAATAGACGATACAAATGAATCTTTTCCTAAGTAATATACCATAGACATCACCATACCAACCATCATATTACTTGCAAACAACACCACACATGCTTGTCGTATATAGTCGTTCATTAGATTATATAACTAATGAATGACATGTTTAAGTATATTACAAAAGTATTTTTACAGACTCAATATTCGCGTGTAGTATACCCAGAGACTCAGGCCGATCAGGCATTTTGCAGTTAAGTCAAGATAGTTCATCATGATATTCTTGTATTCTTCCTCGAGTAAGTATGCAACTCCATACAAACTCCATATAGAGAAGTACATGCTAAATAATGTGTGATTCGCTAGGTTTACCGATGGCATTACATATTGCTTGAAAATTAGACCGAACATAGCAAAGAATGCACCGAATCCGATCATCTCGGCAAGGAATATACTAATTGTCTTCATCTCACCTAAATATCCGGAATATAACATGACATAATTGAGAGCAATCACAGTGAGCATGGTGGGCAGGCATATTTTCTTCTTTATGTTTGTACTTAATACTAAACATAACGCTAATAACATAAGCGGAGTTGTAATAGCCCAATCAATGTATCGTAACTGTGAAATCTCGGACCAGTCCATCGATACCATTTTCTCCTCTGAAGTTGCAATTTTATCTACAAATACGGAGTAGAAATACCCAGCGACTACGGATATACACGTTTCGAGATTTAGTACATGGCGAACACTTTCGTTTTTTGTTCGCATGGCCTCAATGAATGTAATTGTTGCAGTAGTCAGCAAAAGTATATATCCGATTGTGAACGAGAACTTAACGCGATTGTCTAGCTTCTTGTATTCGGGCTCATTGGGTTTATTCTTTTTAATTACTGCACTTGCAGAACTTGTGGAACTCATATACTATATACATCTATAAGTTATTCTGTAAAAATTGAAATTATATTTATTTCAATGTAAATATAATATAAACGCCTTATATAAAAATGACATATGTTGATAGTGAAAGCGAGACGGATACCGAGAGTATCATCATGGAGGAAGACGACGAAATATACGAGGAGGATTGTGATTTCCTAGATGCAGATAAGGGAGATCGCATGTATTACATCGGATTGTCTGGACATATCAAACGGCAAAACCAGACGATTTTGCTGAGTTCAATTAGTCCTAGAACATTTCTGAAGCACGATGGCAATGATGTGTTACGGTATCTCGTTGATTATAGTACGGTAGATATTCAAACGCACAACACGACTCCTTCGATCCAGATCCTTCAACTGCACATAGACGATAAACAGACATATAACGTGGTAAACAAGACCTTCTGGTTGAAAATGGTCCAGCGATCGTGGAAGCGAGTTTACGCACAGCGTCAGTCTGTCATCAGCTCCAGAAAAAATCCGATTTCATTGCATCACAGGCAATCTACTGGAAAATGGGGTACCAGACTCCCATCAATTTATGGTATGGTTAAGAAATCCTGCGATTATCCAAACTGAATATATATGTGTGTGCTCTACTTGGTCATGGACATTTGATACAAGAATTGGTTTATGTCTCCTAATATTTCATCTCTCACGTTCAATAGGTCAGTGTCTTTCTTTTCATCCAATACTGTGCTTAAATGTATCAGAAACTCGCGATACTGCTCAATTTTCGATTTGAAATCGGGTTTGTTCGATAATACAATTTTTTTATCAAACTCGGGAATCCGACAGTCCTCTTTTCCCATCATTATCTCTACAAATTTGTCGATGTGTTTATTCATTGTGAGATACAATTCATCTGTAGCATTGTGTTCGGCAAACGAATATGTATTCCAGTGATATAGCTTGATCGTGTTCAGGATACCCAGGAATATTTCGACTATCTTTATCTTGAATGACCTCTCGGGATGTTGCCTTTTTTTCATTGTACTAGAACCTCTTTTTGGCATTGTATCTATAGTATACGCCTAGAAATCATTCCAGCTTATAAAAATTGATTTTTAATGGCACTGATATACTTTATCCTATACAAACAATGTTAACACGATACCTATACGACAGATCTCAGGTTGAGCACTCGCTATTTATCTCTCTACTAGAGAGAGATTCCGACAAGGCAAAATTTTGGGCATTCGAACTTTATCATTCTGGATTTAAGGACGATACCCTTGTACTTTTATGGAAACTATATTATCAATTGTATGCTGGCTTCTTTGTGAATCTCGAGAGATTTCTCTTGCGAATGACGATGGACTGGTTGAAGGATAATACGAATGACGTTGCAATCGGCAATATGGTTGAAAACATGGCAAGTAAGGAACCGTGTATCGAATTCTACCGGATCATAAAAGGCGACTTAATTGGACCCCCTCATATGGAGAAATGGATAAAGAAGATCCGATCTGCAACCGACGCACCAGAGTGTTTTAAAATACTAGAGGGTTTCATCGAACAGAACGGATGCTTCAAAACGAGAGGCGCGGAAATTTATAGTCGAATGAGAGATGTATTCTCCCAAACGAAGGCGTTAGACCTGCACGTTTTGAAATGTGCGTGTTGCTCGCGGATGTTCACCGGTATGTTTCTACTAGAGCCTCAAAATGGGTTTGATGATCGGATGAATATTATTCTTGATAAGAACGAGATATCCAGGTACAAAAACAAGCCCTTCGTAGAAGGCAGATCCTGGAAACTGGTGCGACGCGAGTGTGTTTATAAATTGGATATCGATCCAGATTATAAACAAGAGGATATGTATGATTATAACGACGACAAATGGACATTTCACGTGTCGTTCTCTCCATTATGGCGGAAACGTATTACAAAGTATGGCGGTAAAGTAAATGAAGCAGAGGGACGCATAAATTTTGATGACGACGAAACAGAGGAGGCATTCTACAATTGGTTCAACGTCGATCCCGACGAACAGCCGGCTGAGGTCAAGGCTAAATGGTTGGGTCAAAAAACATACGATAAGTGGACGGATATATATGCTAAATATGCATGTGCTCCATTCAACGAGTGGATGTCAGCTTATACGTAAGGAAGGTTGTAAGACCGAATAGAACGGACCCCCATAATGTATCATAAATCATTGTTTGTACGCGCCATTTTTTTAACAGTGCATAGGTTGTGGTTTCATAAACACCATAGATCACAAGCCCCAATAACATCGCGTCGTATACTGATCTGTGCTCGCGGAGTATGAAATAATAAAGAGCAAAAATTAAGAATATGTACGACAATACAGCACCGACCATATTAACTTCAAGTTTCGAGTGTTGTACATCGTAAATCTGGCGATTGAACATTGCCGACTGAGATCCTATAAAAATACCATCCAGGATCATGAGGAGTATAGCCGGTAAAATAACTTTGCTCCACAATTGCATTTATATATATACATGTCATATTATATAAGATTTCATAATATAGGTTCGTCACTGTCCTTGGGTTTCTCTTCGTCTGATACCACTGCATTTAACACCTTCTTCTTGATATTATTTTGTTGTAAGAAGAACATACCGTAATTTGGTACATTTGATGCTAAATTAAATACTGTGCAATATGTAAATTCTCTCAATTGCGTTGGCTGATTCGAATATTTGATACTGTAAAACCAGTAGGCGGGCACATATAATATATACCCAGCATTGACATCAAACTCCAGAAACTTTACTTTATCGACCTCGTGTAGAAATTTCGGTTGTGGATCCCATACGTCGATGGGCGATCTGAACTCAAAATTGTCATAATCATTGATTGGGTGGAGATACTTCCTGCTTTTCCAAGGTGTCATCTTCACCTGTATCTTACCAGTTTTAACACTCAGGAACACTCTCGAATTCGTGTGATATCTCATAGGTGTCCTTGATCCAGTCGATCCGAACATAATATCGTATTTTGTGTGTACGTTAAAGTTAGGCTTCAAGAATTCGTCCATGTTCTTATTAGCGAATTCATTCGCCAGCTCGGTATTGTTCTCTGAATAAAAGCGAGATTTTGGGTCCGTTTTAATCAAGGTTTCGGCGCCAGAATACGGAAGTGCAATTGAATCTCCCGATTCGATATCATTGCGATCCTTCACCATCACATTGATCGTATCTTCATTGATTTCAGATTTTTCAAAAAATTCCGGGTGCAATGATTGAAATTCGAACAACACGGGTTGCCTTTGCTCGCAAATTCTGTTTAATTGTGTATTTGACTTATAATCCATTTCGTATATTTCCATGTCCTCTGATTTTTTAAACTGGGCGGTCACATGTAAATACAGAAAAAGTACAATAACAAACACGACTACGGTAACAAAGAAGTCCATTTTATAATATAGTATAATATATACATTATAAAATAACGCAGTCAGAGAATCAGAGAATCAGAGAACCTACGGTTCTCCGAACCTCTCCCTAGTCAATTACCACGGCGGTGGGGGTCGTAGGGGGGCGAAGCTCCCTACTCCGAACCTCTCCCTAGTCAATTACCACGGCGGTGGGGGGACGGGGTGGGGACTACCGACTTCGTCGGTGTTGCGACTAAGTCGCAAAGCCCCTACTCTGAATCCTCAATCTTTGGCGCAAGATAGAATCGCAATGTAGTATCATCTCCTCCTAAATTATATACAACCTGTATCGGATTACCGCGTTTAAGTTTTAATTCAACCTCCTTCGACAACTTATTGAATTGCGCGATAGAATGCAAATGATTGAGACTGAACGACATTTTAAGATGCTCATCTTCATCAATAGCGAATGAATTCAAGTCCTCAATGCTAATTTGAGCAGACATTTTCCCACAATCCTGGCTATCAGAAAACAGAGTTATGTTTTCTTCAGAACAGTCGATCTCCATCGTCTCCCCAAACATTTTGAGTTGAGTTATCAAGCTGGCAAACTTTATGGATGGCAAAGAAAATTCCGCCTGATATTCCACCTCTGGAATTGTCATAACTTCAGAGTCCAAATCAACGAGAGGTACCTCAAATGTCTTGTCGAAAATAGACTTGTCGTCCGATGCAAAACGAATTGTCATTCTATCTGAACCTCCATCGTCACACTCAAACTCAATGTGTTGCATCTTATCGCGAGTACTGAGGATCTTTGAGAGAATAACTGAATTTATACCAATCGTCGTACTGTCTACCTCGTATTTGTCAAACCATCCAGCGGGTATATTCAACTCGACAACTGATACGTGTCCCGAATCCATAGCCTGGATGAACATCCTTTCCTCATCTAACATGATATTCACATTATCCGCAAATGCCTTCATATTCTGAAATACAGCAGAAAACACATCCGATTTAATGAGATTGGTTATATGGATCTTCATAGTTGTATATAGAAAAAATGAAATAGGTTTATATCGTTTATGTGAGTTGTTTTTATCTTTATAGTCCATATCTAGCAATGACCACCCCCGAAGGTCTCTTTACGCGAGTTGATTGGTGTCTGTCCTCGATAATTACATAATCCGGGTCTGTGCTTTTCGGGTCATATGAGCCATTAATAAATTGCTCTGTATTGTCGTCGTCAATAGACGGTGACATGCCTATGAAATACTTATAAGCCTCGGTGTAATCCAGGAAGAGTTTGCCATGCGGAATCCACATCTCATTAGGAGTGCTGTTGCATCCATATTCGATGACGATGTAAAAGAGCATTATATAACAGTGGAATACTATAAATAGGTTTGTAACGAGCAGAATCAATTTTTCATTATTATATAAGCGTATTATAATGTCAAAGTTGGTATACGATACTGCAGTGGTTTATGCTATCAATCTGGCTGTCGAGAGATATATATGCGGAGGGAAAGATGAGTTTATCCAAAACTTTGACTTAAGTGCAAATCTGGAATCATACACGCAATTTGCGAGATTTTTACGTACCAATGAACACGATTTTTACCACATGATTGTACTTAAAGCATATGCGCAACATAGCGAGGATCATATAGTACATATTAATTACGAACTTATCGACATATATAACAAACTTCTAAAACTAAAGACTGTCGTCGATTTGTAAATTACAGTAGCGCTAACTTCGCTGGGGTTTCCGCTTTGTTGTATGCCACGATCTTAGCTTTAACGGTCGGATCCACAAATTTCAATAGAATCTTCGAAATTACATCAATTGATGATGGTACATTGTATACAAAGAGGTTTGTCATAACATCTGTATAATCAAACCCGTCTAGCGGTTGATTACAGAACATATGTATGATATTCTGGTATCTCTCGGCAGCGGTTACTGTAAATGTATCTATATTTAGATGGCACTCGAACACACCATACTCTTGTATGAGTCTCATCGACAAGTCCTGAACATGGGTAATAATAATTTCGAAAATTGACGGATTAGCGTATAACTTAAATATTGTATAATCGACATATATCTTGTTTGTTCCGGAGATTATGTAGATAGTCTTGTTTATCAATTGAGTTATATCAAATTCGGTACATACCTTATTAGCAAGGTCCATCTTCTGGTCCTTCTTGAAGAACACATTCTTCTTGTTTTCATCGTAATATTTGTACTTGAATTTTTCTAAATCATTCGCGAGATTATCGTTCGACATTTGATTACTATGTTTATTATTTTTATATATATTTTTATCGTATAAATAACTTATACGATAAAAATAACTATACCGCAGTCTCAATCTCAATAGCATCCTCTTCTTTCAATTCCTGAGTTAAAACCTCTAACCGGGTATTCTGTCCATCCTTTGCCGCAAATTCGGACATGATATGTATACGCTCTTCAGTCAGCATCTTATTAACATCCATTGTATATGACTGCAACTTCATGACGATATCCTTCAAATTCGTAATCTCCTCGACCAACATGCTAAATTTACTATCCATCTCGGCGATATATTCGCTGATAGATACGTTGGTTTCATCGCTTCCTTCGACGATACTTGTCGGGCGATCACCACCAGACTCGAGCTTAATGAGACGTGCATCCAACATGGAAATAACCTGCTGAAACGTCAATCTGGCGGGAATCGTACCGTTACCAGAATTCATTCCGTTTTGTTGTTGTTGCTGTTGTTGGGGAGGAGGAGGTGCCGTTTCAGTAATGCCGGCACGGCGACGTTTGGCTGCAGCTATCGAATTGCTCATAATATAAATATAGAATACAGAATCTCTATATAGATTTTACGCACTCATTTTCATTTTGATTTGTGTATGTGATAAATATGGTGTAGTCCATTCTATATCATCCATCATATAATCGTCGATGGAATCCCGTATGTTCTTTATACGAATAGTAGGAAATTCCAGGGGAATGCGCTCAATCTGCTCTTTCAATGCATCTAAATGATCCTCGTAAATATGGCAGTTTCCTAAAAAGTATACAAACTCGTCGGCGATTAACCCACAGTGATTCGCTAGAATGTGGGTTAGCATTGAATATGACGCAATATTAAACGGTACGCCGAGTCCGACGTCCCCACTCCGCTGAAACATTGCACATGACAAATATTTTCCGTCTCGAACATGAAACTGACATGTCATATGACACGGTGGCAATGCCATCTCCTCCAATTGACATGGATTCCATGCAGTCAGTATCATCCTGCGCGATGAGCGCATTTCCGGATCCTTCAAATCATCGATGATGGTTTGTAATTGATCGACACCTTGACCCGTATAATCGGTTTTCGAATCAACATATTTAGCATTGAAATGACGCCATTGAAAACCATAGACAGGTCCTAGATCTCCACATTCCCTATAATACAATCCACGACTGTCTAAGAATTCACGTGTAGAATTTGCATCCCATATGTGTACATTTTTCGCTTGTAATTCGTGGTTGCTTGTACAACCGCGAATGAACCAGAATAGTTCCTCGAAGCACGTTTTAACTGCAACGCGTTTTGTAGTCAGAATCGGTATTTTACCACCACTCAGAGAGAACCGCATACTATTGCCAAATTTTACACGCGTCTTGCCGTTGCGACCTTCCTCTATTGAACCGTGTTCGATAATATCCTTGATTAGATTCAGATACTGGTGCTCTTCGGACATGATTCTATATTTGTATGGTTGTTTCTATATTTTTTCTAACCAAAACTATATAGAATACAATGGAGGTTTTACAAGAATCGAAAGACGTAACACGAAATACTTTTATATCACATGTGTTTTCTTCAACTGAAGAAGACAAGGCTGAATTGATGAACGTGATTCAATACGCGCTCGTCGCGATCATACCGGTGATTGTTCTCAACAAAATGATCCAGCGATTTGTTCCTGAAGCCGATCCTGACAAGTCTAGTATCGAACTTTTAGCAGAAGTTATGATTCAGGTTGTCGCCATTTTCGGAGGTCTAGTGTTCATTCACAGGATGATTACATTCTTGCCGACATACAGTGGATTTAAATATGAGAATTTCACACTGACTAGCGTAGCACTAGCCTTCTTAGTTATTGTTCTTAGCATACAATCGAAGGTTGGTCTCAAGACGAACATATTAGTAGATCGCGTATATGACCTGTGGAATGGAACTTCCGGATCTGACGGTAAGCCACCTGCCAAGGGAGATGTTAGAGTACGCCAACCAGTGTCTCGCCACAGCCCGAGCCAAGCGGACTTTTTAGATAACAGTGCTATTCAGGCCGACTTGTTCCCGCCCGCCCCGACTACTACGCAGACCCAGCAACAGTTGGGATCCAAGATGATGCCCCATACGCAACATGATGACTTCCCCAGCGGGCCGGTTGCAGCAAACGGACTTCTCGGCGGGGCATTTGGATCGCTATTCTAAACATAATAAAATTGAAACCACTTAATTATAACATATGTATTATATTATAATTCAACTATGGACTTGTCATCTACTGCTGGGACACCCCGGACAATTTCGCCCCGCTCTACGAAAACTGATGGTATACCCCGCTCTACAAAAACTGCGAGAAAACTACGTATTGTTTCGGATATTGCAGAGTTAACGAATAAAATCATTGCAACCAGTCCGTCCGCGGATCAGGGGATTATTTCCCCCGCGCTACGGATGATCGACTTGTGTGCCGGTACCGGTGCGTTCTCTCACGCATTTCACGAAACTGGTAACGTCGAGACTGTATTTGCGAACGATATGGTAGATGCCTCCAAGAAAATCTATGATTTGAATTTCCATACAAAGCTGACATTGAAAGACCTACATGATGTGAAGGTCAATGAGATCCCACAGCATGATATCCTGACATCGGGTTTTCCATGCCAGCCATTTTCGGCGGCCGGGCATCAACTGGGATTCCAGGACCCGCGGTCCAACATCTTTTGGAAAATCCTCGAGATTATCGACCATCATCAGCCCAAGTGTGTAATCCTCGAGAACGTGAAGAATCTCACGAGCCATGACGATGGAAATACCTTCAAGATAATTACAACGAATCTTCAGGATCGTGGATACCATATTCGCTACAAAATCCTTGATACCGCCAAAATCACTGGTATTCCCCAGCATCGCGAGCGAATCTATATTGTCTGTTTCAAGTCGAAGGAGGCATTCGACAAGTTTAGTCTGGATTTCGAGCCGAAGGAGAAGGCGTGCGTTTCCTCCGCTTTCCAGACGGAACCCGTTGACAACAAATATTATTACACCGATAAATCATCTGCTTGGAATCTAGTGAAGGATGCCGTGGTGAAACGCAATACCATTTACCAGTATCGGCGCGTATACGTTCGCGAGAATAAGAGCAACGAATGTCCAACACTGACTGCAAATATGGGAGGCGGAGGACACAACGTTCCGCTGATCCTCGATGACAGGGGTATTCGAAAGTTGACGCCACGCGAGTGTTTTAACTTCCAGGGGTTTCCGTCGACCTATGTGATGCCCCAGTTGTCCGATAGTCATCTGTATAAACTCGCAGGGAACGCGGTATCTGTACCTGTTGTATCGCTCATTGCGAATCGGATTGTTCCATTGCTATTGTAAAAAAATATGTGGTTATATATGGATTAAATATGAAGTATTTTTTATTGAAAGATGTCATTAAACGTACCGTTGAATACCTCGGTACAATTCTCGACTGGAATCTGGGGACGCAGACTATCCCAAGTGATTCTCGGGCGTCTTCCCTGTTGGCACTGATCCTCAAACGTCTGCGTCTTGCTCATCTTGATGCTTTTCCACAAGTCATCTGTCTTCTTCAATGTGACCTTATGAAGTGTGAACTGGTCGTCCATCCATGCCCTTGCGTCCAAGAAGTAAATCGCATTCCATTCCGATGACGGCGTGAATGACAACGGACCCTCTGACGTAAAACACTTACACTCCTGCTTTCCCTCTACATCTGACAACAGATCTCCCGCGCAATTCCATCTCGAACTCGTGTCTCCAATTTTGTGTATGATAAATTTGACAATGTTCTCGCTAATGTCCTCCGGAATACAGGGAAGCCGAAATACGACACCCAGACGAGCGCTCGACTCCTTGCGCTTCATCACATACTCCTTATGCAATCCATATTGCTCCTTGAGTACATCCGGCGTATACGTGTCGACCGCAGGCTCCGGCAAAACGATCGGCGCAGTTAAGTGTTGAATCAGCTGATCCTTGTTTTTGTTGGAAAATCCCTTCCTACCCTGTTCCTTGCAAAGAAGCTGGAGCGCCTTAATAGAATGCTTAGAGTAATCCATTATATAAAGTCTATCCGTTTTTATCTTTAAGTAGCTTCTCCGTAAAACAAATCAATTTTCCATCTAACAGGTAATCGTCTTTGTATGTTTCGTTGTTACACATCCGACGATCTCCGTCTTTTCAACATGTTTAACGAATGTGTATATAATATCGACATCATGTGTGCGATTGAGCTTCGCGGTGTGTTCTTTACATAGTCTCGCTCCTCTTTTGATAATCGAGCGCATACCCTGTTTCTCTATGAGATCGGGGACTTGAACCACTACATGGCATGATGACACATCCTTGGCGTGAAACCATATGTCGTCGGGGCGTCCTTTGTTAATTACATCGAAATTGTCGCGTGCGCTAGTACCGATATAGTAGACCACATTGTCTATTATATTGTCAAAATATAGTGTGATTTCCTTCATTCTTTGTATTAGTATTAGTATTTGTATTTATAAGATCAGTTTTCAATTTTACTGATATAGATACATAATGATATATAAGTTACGTATGTCATTTGACCGGATTTTTTATATAAACCTTGATCATCGAACGGATCGTAGGACCGAGATCGAAAGTGAACTCGACCAAATGGGACTAACTCGTTTGTGTGAACGATTTCCAGCCATCCGGCATGAAACGATCGGAGGCGTCGGATGCGGGCGGTCGCATATCGAGGTTCTGAAGATTGCAAAGGAACGTGGATACAAACAGATATTAGTTCTGGAAGACGATTTCATATTTACAGTGGATAGACCTACGCTAGAATGCGCGTTGACCCAATTGTCAAGTATACCTTTTGATGTCTGCCTGCTCTCTTATAATCTTCAGGGATCGAGAGAATCCGAATACCCGTTTCTCAGAAAGGTATTAGAGGCACAAACCACATCGGGATACATCATAAACAGCCATTATTACGACAAGCTCATTCAAGTATTCAGCGACGCAGTCATCGGATTCGAACAGACGAATTATCACTGGATCTATGCTATCGACGTTGCGTGGAAAACTCTCCAGTCTCGAGACACCTGGTATTGTGTTAGTCCACGACTAGGGAAACAGAGACCGAGCTACAGTGACTGTGGGAACTGCATTAATGATTCGGACTGGTAGTCAGGGAACCGTAGGTTCCCCGAACCCCTCCCTTATTCTTCAATGAGACAATCCGAACCCCTCCCTTATTCTTCAATGAGACAATCCGAACCCCTCCCTTATTCTTCAATGAGACAATCCGAACCCCTCCCTTATTCTTCAATGAGACAACCCGACCCCCCTCCCTCTCATACACCGATGGTTATCAACAAACAAACCATATATCTAATACTACTAAGTCAGGGAGGGGTTCGGGGAACCGTGGGTTCCCTGACGGGGCACGAAATCCATAGAGTTCATCATATCCATCCGTTTTATGGAATTCTCAAGGTTATTTTGTGATTCAATATTACTGAATAAATAGTCGGTGTTTGGGCTATCCTCGTTCTTCTTAATCTGTTTATACACGAGATCTATCTTTGACGTCACGTTTTGTATCACATCTTTACATTGCGGTGACATCATATCAACATTCATCGGTACCGTCTCTGTTAGCAGTTCGATGGCAAAGTACAACAAATATTTCCTGCGTTTCGATGCTCCAGTGGTATACCTCGAACAGAATAGACTCTTTATTGACAGCATAACGGTTTCGATGAACGGATTCTTCGGTTTAAGTTGTTCGCTATAATAGACGAGAGCATCCCAGATGATCCAAATAATATCACGTTGAAATTTATTCTCAACATCTAGTTTTCGACGTTTACACATACATGGTTCCTTCCGCTTTCTACATACAATATCAAATTCGATCACCCATTCTAGCCAATAGCATGCCTGTAACATATTGGGTCTCTCGCCACCTATATTGAACGCAAACTCGTTGATTGCGATGAATAACTCTTTCGGATCCTCTGCGTGTATAATTGGTTCGGCGAATTTCACGTTTGGTGCCTTTAATCTCTCTGTCATCTGTGTCATATCAAACTCCTCTGCGCGGTTGATTCTCACTGGTTCGAAACTGGTTCTCTTGACGGACATTGTAATAATTGTAATCACCTCTGCGAATAGACATCGGATAGTAGAATTGTTGCGAAGTTGGACTTCACTACTAAAATGACCCTGATTCACTATATTCCTAAATACATTATATCGTTTATCCAAATACACGACTATCTTCGGATTACCAATATGGATATGCTTACCCACAAAATAAAAAATCGATTCCCACACATCCTCGAAATGACCTGCACATATCAGTTCCGCACACCAATTACACGCAGGTTCTATTTTACCCTTCATCATATTGTCGACAAACTGTTTTTTAACCTCAGTCTTCTTGTATTTAGAAAAGGATATGCCTTTAAACTGAGAGGGTGTCCGTATATCATTTATGTCGACGGATGACATCTGCTATTAGAATGGGTACAGGTTATATTTGTATCATTTTAACCCGAGGCGTCATATTGGATGAGACATCGGCGAACCGCATCCTTGATATTCGAAACACTTGGATATTCACGTTCTAGTACATCGGTCTCTAAATAGTTGTTGCTTCTCTCCGAATCTAGGATTTCTCGTTGTTGTTCGGATGTAAAATTAGTCCATGTAAAATTCGGATCAACAATCTCCCGGTACATCTCCAGAATTTCATTGTGACTGATCAATCCAGGGTTTGTTAAGTTGACCGTACCTGTTTTACGCTTCTTCATCATATCCACGACACAGGGCAACAATTCCGGCAACACAGACATCGAATTGGGAATTGAGCATATGCGCTCGTAAGCGGTTATCTTTGTTATGAAATTTCTAGGGTTCTTATGCTCTGTAATCGGCATTCGAATACGAACATTCAATGCTGTATCGGAATACAATGACATTAGTCTGTCCGTGAATCCTTTCACGATCGAATAGGATGATCCGAAAAAATTCGGCAGTGAAGACGGCTTGAATCCATTCACCTCTTCGCCGAATGGGTGTTCATTGTCAAACTTGAAGATACATCCAGTACCCAAGTAGGTATAGTGAATTTGTTTGCTTCGGCATATTTCCGCCAACAACATCGGCGAATACAAATTGTCTCTCATATTCTCCACTAATTTTCCCTCTTGTTCCAAATAATCAATCGTAGAATATGTTTTGTCGCCGATTTTACCGTGCGTTCTCCCAACGAATGATACCACATGAGAGGGCTTATAGGTTTCTATTTCACTTCGCACATTGGGTTCATCGTCGACCCTAGAGATACCGCATGTATATTCCACTTCTGCGTCTGCCTTCAATAGAGCTATTAACTGATTACCAATCCACCCATTTGCACCGTAAACTAATACCCGAACTGTCATTGTATATCATAAGACGAAACGTTAGTTTTATTTCAATAAAAAATTATATATATAAATTTAGCTATATTGATCTATTCTGTGATTATTCGAGGTACCACGTTAATCGTCTGCAACTCCTGGAACAGCAACTTGTTTGCGTAAGGCATATCGACAACTGCGAAGTCCGTCTTATTTCCGCATGTTCTACACAAATGTATAGTAAAATCGCTGTTTGTATAGAACTTGTTGTTGTTGTCGCCGTCATTACATGATGCAATCATTCCGCACTTCTTACAGACGTTTACCTGATATTTATCGGATACGTCGAACAACCGCTCCTTACAGAAGCGTGTGGCGCCGTGTGAAATCAGTACGTCACGTTCCATCTCTCCGATCCTAAGACCCCCCGCGCGCGATCTACCCTCAGCCGGTTGATGTGTCAGACTCACCATAGGACCCGTTGCGCGACTGTGAACCTTATCATTCACCATGTGCTTGAGACGCTGGTAAAACACCGGGCCGATAAAGATACTCGTCTCCATCTGTTCGCCCGTCAGTCCATTGTACATCACTTCGTTCCCATAACTCTCGTATCCGAGTTTCTGAAGTTCCTCTGCAATTGTCTTGACATCCAGATTTCCAAAGCTGGTTCCATCTCCAAACATTCCGAGTTCCAGCAAGACCTTTCCTAGCAGAGTCTCCTTCAACTGTCCGATTGTCATACGCGACGGAATGGCATGAGGATTGATGATGATGTCCGGCTTCAATCCGTCCTTAGTAAACGGCATGTCGCATTCGGGTATAATGTTACCGCAAGTACCTTTCTGACCATGGCGACTCGAGAACTTGTCGCCGAATCGGGGCTTGCGATGAGTACGAACACGAACTTTTGCGAAATTATAGCCGTCTCCATTTCTACCAGTGTAATTTTTATCGATATATGTATCCTCAGCCGTACTGTACACATGACTCTGATCCTCGTATTTAATGAGTTTCGTAGGGTCATTGCGATTCTCTTTGATCGGAATGATTTTCGCAATAATAATGTCGCGATCCTCGACCAGCGTATTCTCCGGAACGAATCCCTGGGAGTTCAGTTTATCGTAATTTCCGAATTTTATACCTCGCGTCTTAGTAGAATCCGGCTTGCATCGAATAATCTCGTCGCGGATAATATTCTTGTCCTCATCTTTCTCTGTGTGATAAATCGTTGCTCCGAAAAGTCCGCGGTCGATCGATCCCTGATTCACCAATAGACTATCCTCTTGATTATAACCGGTATGAGTAGCAATAGCTACATGTATCTGTGTACCAGAAGGGACATTATTCAAGTGGATGAAGTTCATCAGGCGCGTATCGACTAGTGGTCGACTTGGGTATGTCAGCACATATGATGTCTTATCCATTCGCTTGTCGAAATTCAGTGCATATACACCTAGGGCCTGTTTTGCCATTGCACATTGATATGTGTTTCTGGGTGCCTGATTATGGTCGGGGAATGGCGTACAAGATGCCAGAACTCCGAATATTGTGCTCGGATGAATCTCGCAATGCGTGTAATTGATCTTTACCGCTTCCATCTGAGTAGCCTTGTTCTTATCCTTCATCGCAATCATCGACTGATTCTGCTCATCTGGGTCAATATATTCAATTACCGACTCCGTCAATTTACAGGATGTAAGGAGATCGTTCCAATTTAATTCCTTGCTCACGATACGGCTTATGATATCCTTTGTAATCAGCGCCTTTCCATCGCGAACTCGCAAAACTGGTCTCGAAAGCCGGCCTCCGTCACTACAGATCCGAATCTCCGCATTTTTATAATCGAAAATGATCGACGTATATATATTAATAATTCCCTTGTACTTTTTCGACTTCATCTCGTCATACAATTCACATGGATCTCGCGCCACACCTAACCAGGCGCCATTCACAAATACCTTTACTTTGTCGTGTAGTTCCTCCGCGGGCGTATCCTCAAGTTTCATAATATACGGGTCGACGTAGTCATACAGCGACGAACTGTTTGTAGGAATCGTGACATGACCCATATACGCGATGCTTTTCACAACACCGATCGACTGCCCTTCCGGGGTTTCGGCAGGACATAAGAATCCCCATGTCGTTCCGTGTAATTTGCGCGGTGCGATGAGCTCTCCACTCTTCTCAAGTGGTGTGTTAATCCTCCTCAAATGACTGAGACTCGCCGAATACGTCAGTCTGTTCAACACTTGTGCAACGCCGACTTTAGAACTGTTCGTCTGTTTTATACTGAAATCGCCAGTAGACAGGGCGCGAGTTATTCCATTCTCAATAGTTGTCGACTTCATGATCTTGTAGATATTCGTCATATTGATGATATTTTCATAATCCTCTGTAGATCGCCAAGAACCGTTATTGATCTCGCGCACCACGTGTTTTTGCATCTCCTTCACGAGCTTATTGAAGTAGTTTCGGAAAAGATTGTTGAGAAGCGTTCCGGTCAACTCAATTCGTTTATTCAAGTACGAATCGCGATCGTCGGGCTGTCTCCACTTGAAGTTGGTCTGTATCAGCTTATTCGCCATATATCCAATGAGGTACAACTTCTGAGGAAGTGTCTTGCAATGCGGGAATATGTCGTTGTTTAGTGCGTCCACTGCGAACTCACGCTTTTTTAGCGCACCCGTCTCTCGGTCCATATTAATGGGTGTGTAGGCGACAGATGCGGTAATGTGTCTTAGCGCATCCTCCTGAGTCATGTATTTATTTGCATCGATGATTGATGCTTGCAGAAACCGCAATACCTCGGTTTGTTTGTCACTGTCGATATCCAACAATATGTATTTGCAGATCTCTTTGTCCGTCATTACGCCGAGCGCGCGAAACACGGTAAATAATTCAATTGGCTGTTTGATCCTGGGTATGGTCATGTATATTCCGTTACCGAAACCGTTGTTTTTACTCGCTATCATCATCTCAACCTGCTTTGGTGAAATACACTTGAAATCAGGTACCGACTTGATCTCCGCATACCATGTCCACTTGGTCGTGTTTTTCCCGTCAAAGCAATAGATCCTGTTTTCTGCCGCGCGCTCCTGACCCAGCACCGTTTTCTCTGACCCCTTTATTATGAAAACACCTCCGCAGTCCATCGGACATTCACCTGAATATTGATGCGGGATATGACTATTCTGCGTCAAAACGCAAATGGAAGACTTCAACATGATTGGCATCTTGCCGATATTTATTTTCGGCAGAGTCTTGTTGATGATGGTCGGTGCGTCCATTTTGTCAGTGTTTCTAATCACATACTGGATGTTGAGATCTACTGTCATAGTGGATGCATAGGTGAAATTTCGTAAGCGCGCCTCCTGTGGCAACATCAACTTCGTCGCGCCGTTGTTTTCGTGGATCTGTGGCGGGTAAAGTCGGAAGTTGGTGAATGAAACAAACGCCTCCAGTAAATATTGGCCATTTTCAACCACAAAATCATTCTCTGATCGGATATTCACGGGGTTGAACATCTGGATCGTCCTCGCTATCTGGCAATTTATAAAGTGATTGTATGACTCGATCTGATGGCGAACAAGACGATCTAGATGCTGACCTCGGAAATATGACTCGATAATTGCGTATGGTTCCTCGACGTATTCGCCGAGGTGCGACAGTGGACTGTCTTCACTCATCTCGATCGGATTCGACTCTATTTTTGCTTTTAGATCGGATGTGAGCTTCTCAGTCTCCTCGTTTATTATATTCATAATATCCACTTGAGTAGCCGGGATCTTCGGCTCTCTATCTCTATCTCTCGCCTTCTTCACCTTGATTTTCACTACTTCGTGTTCGACTTGTAGACTCATATTATTGTTGATTTATTATACATGATATGTCTAATATAGTAAATCAATTTTTCACTTTCGTATATTCTCGAAATTTGCAATAAACCATGCAATTGTTGTCTTGATTCCCTCATTTATGCCAGTGAAATCAAAATTTTTTATATTATCCATTAATAGTTGGTTATTTGCCGTTTTTGAATATTGCCCATCACTATACGAGGTATCAAACTCGATCTGATCGGAATAATCGAAATTATATGCTATTATACGCGATATTGTACCGATACTAACTTCGTTGCACTCGGGTATAGACAATATGAGTAAATCCCTATTGTAATTTTCCATTGTCCATATTATTAGTCTCGCCAAGTCGTCGGAATATATGAATTGGCGCAATGGAGCACCAGTGCCCTTCACTATAAACTTGGTACCATTCTGCTTTGCCAAATAACATTGGTGTATCAATGCCGGTATAACATGTCCATCGACCAGACTGTAATTATCATGTATACCATACACGTTTGTAGGAATTACACATACAAAATTGTCACCATATGCATCACGGTATGTTTTACAGTGGATTTGCAACATTCTCTTTGCATAGGCATACGCATCATTCGAGGAATGAGGTGGACCGTTATGTAACATGGTCTCGTCAATAGGGTACGTAGTTTTATCAGGAAAAATACAGGTAGATAGACATGCGATCAGTTTTCCAACACCATAGTCGTGACAACACTTCACTACATTGAAATTGATCATGAGATTATCCTCCAACATTTTCACTTTATGGTTCATGTTTTTGAAGAGACCCCCGACACATGCTGCTAAATGGATCACTCGAGTTGGTCGGTACGTTTCAAACATTCGTTTGGTATCTTCCATTTTCGTGAGATCGAATTCGGCGGATGACACGAATATTGCCGACGGTTCATCTATAATGCGTCGTATGGCCGTACCTATTAACCCAGAACCACCGGTTACTAATGTCGTCATTTTTTATATATATTAGGATGTTTTTATCTCGTTATATTTTATATATAATGGAACGTGGTTTACTTATGATATTGCATTCCGCGATTATCGGTATTTTGTTGTATATATTTATGATATTTGCACTTGGTCAGACAAGTAGTGTAGCCGAAGATCGCAGTATTCTGCTTGCTGCCATAATTCTCATATACATGTTACTGTTTGGGCACGGACTACCAAAATCTATAAATAGAAATATTATGTAAAGACATATAACAAGTGATTACTATTATATGTCTACAAATCCAATTATAATTAAATGTCCGCACTGTGAACAGCTGTGTGAAATCGTCGAACTGAACTGTCGCATATTTAGATGCGGGATTTTAAAGTCTGATGGAAAACAAATTCATCCTCATGCACCGAAACAGGTATGCGATGATTTAAAATCACGTGGCCTAATTTTTGGTTGTGGTAAACCATTCCAGGTATTGGATGGTGAAAATAAAACACTAGTAGTTGTTATATGTGACTATATATAATTATACGTGTAACTGCTTAAAATATTTCTTCTATACTTATTAAAATGGATATTGATAAATTGCCGAAGCTGGTTATAACTGGCTGTGATGGTATGATAGCACATTATATAAAGGATCAGTTTTCTAATTACGCTCTTTATGGTATTGGGCGAACAGAATCGAAATGTATACCAGACAGTAGAATCATCTCCACATATTTTGATATGAATGACGTAGAGAAATTAGAATCGTATTTATCGAATATAAAGCCCGATGTTATCATCCATTTAGCGTCTATATCGAATACCCACACAGCATTTAGCAAACCTATCGAGACGTTGTATACCAATGGTCTGTTGGCAGCGCACCTTTGTGATATTATCTATCGAAATGGGTGGAAAACCAAACTGTTTAATGCATCTAGTAGTGAAATTTACAAGGGTCATGTTGACTATACGGTTACAGACGACGATTCGAATATGCATCATATACACCCGTATTCGATCGCCAAAATAATGAGTCATACAATCGTCGATTTTTATAGAAATACATACGGATTGCCTTTCTCAAATGGGGTATTGTTTACTACTGAATCGCGCCATAGACAACCCTCGTTTTTATTGAGTAAAGTGGCTAATTACATCAAGACTTGGGATTCGAATCAGCCACCATTGGAGGTCGGTAATCTCGACTCCTACAGGAATATTGTACATGCAAAGGATGTGGTTCGAGCAATCGATGTCATTGTTTCACGCGATGTCGGAGATTCCTACGTAATCTGTAATAATCAAAGCAGTAAAATGATCGATATGGTCCTTTGTCTATTTAAAAATGCAGGTATGGAGGTGGAATTGAGAGAAAACACGATATATATGCAGGACAGGCCAATGTTGATAATAAACGACAATAAACAACACTCCAGTTTTGAGCCGGTACCTACTAATATACGAGGTATATCCAGTAAACTGAAATCGCTCGGATGGGAACCTAGTATGAACATTGAACAAATTTTGAGAGAATTATATATGTAGAGAAAATCATATAAGTATGTTTATTTATATAAACATATTTAACAATGGATACGTTAAACATGAATCTGTCCGTTTCTCCGTCTGCTACCTTAAAACTAGACGTTTCGATCGGTGAAGCAATTGATAAACTTAGCATCTTAGAAATTAAGAAACGACGAATAAATGATCCGAAAAAACAGGGGGAGATCAGCAAGGAAATTGCTGCATTAGATTCAATGCGTTCGATCATTGTAAAATATCGCAAGTTTTATGATTTATTAGTTTATGTAAACGAGTTGATTTGGGATATGACCGATAATGTAAAATTGCTGGATATAAGGGATCCTAAATTCGCAGAATCGGCCAACAATATATTTGAATATAATCAGAAACGATTTCGCATTAAAAACTGGTTTAATCTGATATTAGAGTCGAATATCAAAGAGCAGAAGAGTTTTGCGTCGAAGATGTGTGTGGTTTCGATTGATAACCAGGATACATTTTATAATAAACTTCCGGAATTATTATACCTCGCACTAGAACATGATTTCATATATGTCAACTCCGAGTTTAATACACAAATACGTAATATATTTAATATACCAACCGTTTTTTTCGTTAACGTTGACAATTACACTTCAGATATTCCAATTATACCTCTGTCCGCTTTCGAGAAACTAGACTCTGGTATACGCGCCATTTTTGAGCCGGAACCGATTATGTACCTGAGCGGAGGATTATTGGGAGATTTTATACATCAATTATCTATTATAAAGGAGAATTATTTAAATACTGGAAGACGGGGGGAGTTATTTATGGCAAATATAGGCGATATTTTTCGTCTCGGATTAGAAACTACATATGCCGATCTATATGACATTATTATGTTACAGCCGTATATAAAATCCTTTCGTACGATTACGGTTGAAATGCTCAATCTAACATATAAAAACGCTGATTTTGTAATGTTATCGGCTTGGAGAGAAAGTCCACTATTGTATAAAACCAACTGGTACGGGATATATAATGACATATACAAACTTCCGTGGGCACAGCATAAGTGGCTAGATAATTTGCCGGTCAATGAGACATTCGCAGACAAGATAGTTTTGAATTTCTCGGGTGTGCGAGGTGTTAGATTGTCTGAGTTAACAAGCGTTTATTCAAAATATAGCGATTCGCTGGTATTTGTATCATTCAGTCGAGATGATTATGACTATTACCTCAGCGTAATGGGTGATACAAACAGCATACCTTTTTATTTCCCCTCGTCGCTGTATGAGATGTGTACTTATATAAATTCGGCCAAGATGTTTATTGGTGGGTTATCTGCTCCATTAGCATTTGCTATGTCGATGCATAAGCCATCGATTGTTTTACAGCCGGTACCAGATGTCATTGGTCAGCCTACATTTTCATTAGATTACAAGCATTTTATCGGTTTACAACAACATCTGCCATTTATACAACATGCTAGTGGGGTGTCTTAATAGAATCCGAGCGTCGCTGTAAATGTTCCAGACCCGGGGTTACCAACGGTGTCTATTTGCACATCATAGACGTCGCCTAGTATAAAATCTACTGATGTTTGCTGATTTATTATCGTTCCTCCCGATGCGGATGTCAATTGTAATGCATATGGTGTTGCAGTTCCATTTTTAAAAATTGTCGCTGTGATTGTAACTCCAACGCCTAGTGTTCCAGTATATCGCATAATTCCACAAAATAAAATCATGTTTTGCGTTATTGGAAACTGAAATGGTGTTGCCGGTAAGTCGGCTACCTTAATTGTTCCGGGTACTACATGATAATGAGTATTGCTTCCCAAATTGCCCAATATACCAAATGTCATTGTACTTGATTCTGTCACTACTGAAAAGCTTGTACCATTCGCAGTATTGTTTACTAGATCCGTAAATCCGACCAATAATGTTCCTAGAGTGCGAGATAGATCGTAAGTTGCTCCGTTTATGGTGGATGTTTTAATTTCTAAATTTGCATCCGCGTGATTTGTTTCAATTCCAATGATGTTTGTTCCAGTACCCGTTGCATATATAACCGATTCACGTATAGATATTCGATTATCACTATTAACATAAATGCCTCGGGATATACCACTACTACTCGATGTTACGTTTATCGTTGATCTTGCTACTGCATTGCTTGATGCGAATGCAAGATTAGAAGATCCGTTGGAATGTACGCCTATTATAATAGGACTATTTATGGTTGTACTTGTAACATTTACGACTGAGTTACGTAATTTGGACGTGTTTGATGTTCCTGATGGGAATAAAATGCCTGTTAGATTATAGTTTCCGGCTGAGGATAAGGTCATGGTACAATTCTCTATACGAGAACTGATTCCCATTGTCACTAAAGTGGTGTTTGCCGTTACGCCTAATTTTTGGATAATCACACACTGGAGACCTGCCCCCGATATTGATGTATTCGCCGGTATCGTAAATGATTCGTTGTATGTTCCCGCATTTATTATGACATTTTTTCCCGATAATGAATTCGATGTTATATAGGCTAATGCAGCAACTATAGTTAAAAATGGAGTTGTATACGGGGCGGAAGTAGCGGATGTATCATTTCCATACACAGCATCGACACGGAGTGTATTGCCTATCGGAATATTGGTTAGAGCTGGTCCTTCTATCCCTGGTGGTCCAGTAGGTCCTTCTATTCCTTGTGTTCCAGTAGGTCCAGTAGGTCCAGTAGGTCCAGTAGGTCCTTCTATTCCTTGTGGTCCAATTGGACCCTGACACCCTCCAAATAATGCTCTGTTCTGTCTTACTTTAGTAACAGTTGACGAACTCATAGAATTATACTATAACACACTATTTTAATCGAGAGACACATGGCTTTCTAAACCCTTGAAGAATTAAGGATTATGACCGATGAAGGTAGCACTTTGAAAGAATAAATCCGCAGGCGTGCGGATTTAATTCATCAAAGGTGTAAATAAAGCTTAATCTGTTTTAAAATAATATAAAAATTATATAATAAAATATTTAATGGACAATTTTATTCAATATTTAGATCAATATAAGACCAAACCAATTGATTATTTAAATGTTATATATACTACCAACTCTCATTATTATACAAATCAGTTGAATGACCCGAAATTCACTGGGTTGATTACCAGTTATGATTCCTGGCAAGCGAACCATGAATTTAAGATCGTCTTGCAACCGGAACCCGTAAAAACAATCGTATGTTTGGATATATCCGTGAATTCGATAGGTGATTTGTTGGATGTTATTGACCAAAACGTATACAATCCAAATGTGAAGTATAATATCGACTTGAAGGCGCTACATAATATTCGCAATGAATTGGTCGAACTGAATACGATGATTGGTATGGAAACTCTGAAACTATCAGTACTGAACCAGTTGATTTATTTCATACAAGAGTTGCATTTGGATGCTAAGAAGAAGACATGCGATTTCAAGCATACTATCATCTGTGGACCTCCAGGTACAGGTAAAACGGAGGTCGCAAAGATCATTGGTCGCATGTATTCGAAAGTTGGTATATTGAAAAACAATACCTTTAAGAAGGTTACTCGAAGCGACTTGATAGCAGGATATTTAGGACAAACTGCCATAAAAACGTCGAAGGTCATCACCGAAAGTCTGGGAGGCTGTTTGTTTATAGATGAGGCATATTCTCTCGCAAATCGTGGCGACAGTGACATTTATTCGAAAGAGTGCATCGACACTATATGTGAGGCGTTGAGCGATCATAAAGATGACCTCATGGTTATTATTGCCGGATATGAAGAGGAATTAAACGAGACTTTTTTCAAGGTGAATTGTGGTTTGAAATCGAGATTCTTGTGGAAGTTTAAGATCGATGCATATGATGCGAATCAGATGAAGATGATATTTGAGAAGAAAGTAAAACAGAATGAATGGGAGATTTCCGATGATATTAGTAAATGGTTTGATAATAAGCATAAGGAATTCAAGCATTTCGGACGAGATGTAGAGCAACTGTTTTCACACGTAAAGATCTGCCATTCGCGTCGCATTTTTGGGAAGGATGTGGTTATGCGAAAAAAGATAACCTTGGCTGATATGGACGCAGGGTACAAGATGTTTATAGAAAATACACAGAATCAGCAGGCGAAACTGGATTCATCGCTGTATGGGTTTTATTTATAGTCAGATCAGAGAACCTACGGTTCTCCGAACCTCTCCCTTTTAAGTGGTTTCTTTTGAGGGTGGCGCAAGTCGAACATCTTGCCTTGTTCTAAGAATCGTATTTGGATTTAGAAAAATTTAGACATATAACATAGTTAAATGGGTGATAATCTGCGAAAAATAAGTATAAATTTAGACTCATTAAAAATTCCAGGTAATGTCGGTGGAGGAACGCGAAAGAAACGCCCACCAGCGGAGAAGAAATTCAAGATTAAGGCACCGCCTAAACCACATACCAAGTCGTTGAAACGCAATTTATTGAAATTTATCCGTAATCAACAAGACCAAAAACTGAAGAATATAGTGGAGAAGCCTGAAGCAACGGATGATTTTAAAACCGATTTTAATACATCCATTGCATATTTAAGCGAGGTATCCAAGAAGACTGAAAATGAAGCGAAAGTTAAAAATCGTACCCTAAAACATTACGAGGGAGGTGCACCCACCATGCTTACCAATATACTTGGAGTAGATCCAATTGTACCGATTACTCTCGACGTTCCGACACAGTCTATGTCATATCGCATTCCTCCCCCTCCTAAATATGGATGTCTGAAAGGCGGGAAACTTCCTTTGTATAAGCAATATACACGAAAAAATTATGGGTCGTTGGGTGTACCGATTCAAGTAAATAATTTTCAGGCACCGACAACTATGGCACCGACATCTATGGCACCGACAACTATGGCACCGACATCTATGGCACCGACAACTATGGCACCGACAACTATGGCACCGACATCTATGGCACCGACAACTATGGCACCGACATCTATGGCACCAGTTCCACCACCGAGGACCACAACACCGAGTATATCAAAAGTCCAACAGATTTCTAAGACAACTAATTTTTTCAATTCTAAATACAAGCCACCTGCGAGTAAAAAACAACGTAAAACTCTTCGCAGGACATACAATGTAGGTAAATCGAAAAACATTCCTCGCGTATCTGTACTCATTTCAAATAAAACCATCCGTAATAATATTTCAACTAAATCGCAACTATTAAAACAGACACCAATACAAGAGGTGAAGCGATACCTGGTAAAAAATGGATTTATAAAGATTGGGTCTATTGCACCAAACGATGTTCTTCGTAAAATGTATGAAACTGCATCTCTCGTATGTGGTGAAATACACAACTATAGTCCTGAAAATCTAGTCTATAATTTCTTTAATGCCGAAAAGGGGGCAAATTGAAATCTTCGTTGGGTTGAATATAAAAAACGGCTTTTACGACGTTTTTTATATAATAATGATATCACAGTATAGCACAGCATGCAGTTATGGGCTCCTTTTGTATTTGGATATCGATGCTTGATAGAGATCTTTGATTCTTTTTTTGTTCATATGATGTAGGCACTTCGACCGTTGGATGTTCTTCGATAGTTGATTGATATTCTTCCTCATGTTGTTCTTCGACGGTCGGCTGTTCTTCGACGGTCGGTTGTTCTTCGATGGTCGGTTGTTCTTCGACGGTCGGTTGTTCTTCGATGGTCGGCTGTTCTTCGATGGTCGGTTGATCTTCGACGGTCGGTTGATCTTCGACGGTTGGTTGATCTTCGACGGTCGGCTGTTCTTCGACGGTTGGTTGATCTTCCTCTTCCTCCTCCGCTTGATCTTCCTCTTCCTCCTCCCCTTGATCTTCCTCTTCCTCCTCCCCTTGATCTTTCTCTTCCTCTTCCTTTTCCTCCTTAGGTTGATCTTCCACTTTCTCTTCCTCCTTGGGTTGATCTTCCTCCTTTGAATGAACGTGGGTTGATTCTTCTATCATCTGACTCGGTATTACTAACGAGACGGCACCGGCCTTTTTAACTTTAATCTTCATATGTCCTATTAAATATAGTAGGTTTATATTATTTTATTCTAAATCAACAATATTCACTGCCGATATTTGTCATCATGTAAAACTTATGATCGCTAATAGAATCGCAATGTATTGGCGCACAGCTGTTACTACAGTCATTGTCTTCGTTTGCCTGACATATCCGATATTGATCATCATCACCTGAATACCAAATTTCCGTATTCGTGTGACGATAATTTAACACCTCTTCGGGTAAATGTGGTACTATGTCATTGTGATGTGTTATTCGATAATGTTTTATCATTGTATTTGCCGAATTGGCGAATGCATTATTGCCGATTCTAGGTTTACCAAATGAGTATACTGAGAGATTCGACTGTAGATTAGCAGATTCATATGCAAAGAACATGGCCAGTGCACCTCCACTCGAATGACCCGTCATGACAACAGCACCCGTTTTTGGTAGACGATCGAACAGCCAATCCTTGTATTTTGAGTATTCGTTATATAACCCTCGATGTACCTTTATATTCGTGTCTATATACGGTGATATTTGTCTGAATTCAAAATTAGATATCCAGTTTTCAATATCTGAACTTCCTCTAAATGCAAAAATGGTTGCATTTTGTATTTCGTCTCTTGCAATTAAAATATTTGTGTCACCGATTATGTAGTCGATTAAACTAACATCTGATATACAATCAGCACACTTCCAATCTCGGAAATCGCAGTATGTAGCAGCAGTTAGTTTTAAGTTGCGATGTGCTATTGTTTCGTTGAATGAAGATATTTGTGAAATTAGTAGTGCGAATATGAATAAAAGTCTCATGAGTTTATATACTATATGGGTACAGAGAAAAAAGAAGAAGAAGAAGAAGATAAGCCTGATGGAGTTATTGTAGCTATTGCAACATTGGTTGATGCGGTTATTGGCGATTCAACTGAATCAGTTACATCAGCTGAATCGGTTACTCCAACTACTCAAGTTACTCCAACTACATCAGTTAAATCAACTGAATCGGTTACTCCAACTACCCAAGTTACTCCAGCTACTCAAGTTACTCCAACTACTCAAGTTACTCCAGCTACTCAAGTTACTCCAACTACCCAAGTTACTCCAACTACCCAAGTTACTCCAATAATACCAGAACTGCCTCAGACAAATAGAGACTGTTCTAAATTTGTAGTAGATGCAACCCGAAAAGAAAAGATGCAAGATAACCTTCGACTCCTAGACAGTCTAATTAAACGAGTCACCGACACTCCAGCTATACATACACTTACCCTTACGAATCCAGACTTTAAAACGAAAATCAAGCCAATGATAGATATGTTAACGGGTATCATGAAATTCATAAGTAGGGACGACACTATTAATAAGATGTTTTGTTACCATAGCATTCTGTATGAAAATGGTCCTAGTATTGCGGAAAAATTAAAGATCGTTGCTGGTAAACTGTTTGCGGATATAGTAGAAGAAACAAAGGATATCGATCTTTCTAAGTTTTTAGATCCAGTCATATCAAATGTCGAACCCTATAAACGAGAACTTAAAATCATGTTTTCCATTCTTATCGACGATCGCGATTTTGTACCTTTACCTAATGAATTTAAACGTCTGCTGAAAATAATGAATCGTTTTGTAACATTATTAACAACCGGTACTGTGAGCGAACCTAGTAGTGGATTTTTTTCCCTTTCTACATTTAATCCACTTGAACTTGCCGAAAAAGCACTATTAAAGGTGGTATATACAGTTGCTAGCCCAATAATAAAGAATAATCCAGAAGGCATCGTATTAACAACGATGTTACAATCATTAGTTGCATTCCAACCCGGTATTCATATAGCACTTTGCACGATCGAAAGCATGTTACCTTCGTTAAATGAAGAGTCCATGAAAACATTTAAGGGTGCATACGATTCAAATATGAATAAGGCTAAGCTGAATCGGGTACTTGGATTGTTGCAAGAAATTGTATTACATCACGGAAACGATAATATAGATCCAACTACATGCCCGACAGCCGGAGAACTGATTACGACTGTGAGTGCGAGTATACCGGCTAGTGGTGGTGGATATAGAGAGAAAAAAATAAAGAGAAAGAGTACAAGGAAAAAGCATGCGAAGCAACCCATAAAAGGTACCAAGAAGAAACCGCGCAAAAGAACAACACGGAAAAGATCCAAAAAATAATAATATAAACAAATACCCATGAATAATCATACATGATCAATCTCCTAGTGACCGGCGGATGCGGGTTCATAGGTTCCAATTTCATCAACCAGGTTTTCGACCAGTCCGAATATCGCATATACAATCTTGATGCCATGTATTATTGCGCCAACGAAAACAATGTACATCAACATATCCGCGAATCCGAGAGATATACTCTCATAAAGGGCAATCTATGTTCGTTTGACCTCATTCGGCACATTCTTGATGTATATACAATCGACATGATCATTCATTTTGCTGCACAATCGCATGTCCAGAACTCGTTTTCGGATTCTCTTCAATATACTAACGATAATGTAGTGGGGACTCATACACTACTCGAATGTGCTCGCGTGTATGGTAAAATCAAGAGGTTTGTCCATATCTCAACTGACGAGGTATATGGCGAGTCTATGTTGGCCGAAGGTACAGAGAAGAAGAATGAGGAATCTATATTGTGCCCTACGAATCCGTATGCCGCATCCAAGGCGGCCGCCGAATTGATCGCTCAGTCGTACTTTCACTCATTCCATATGCCAATCATCATCACGAGAGGCAATAACGTGTATGGACCCAATCAATATCCGGAAAAGCTAATTCCACTCTTTATCAAACAATTGAAATCGGGCAATCCCGTTACCATCCAAGGCGATGGGTCGAATGTTCGCGCGTTTCTACACGTAAACGATGTTTGTTCCGCTCTCCGATTGATTCTAGAAAAGGGTATAGTTGGAGAGATCTACAATATTGGCAGTGACGAGAACGACGAATATTGTGTATTGCAAATTGCACAGATATTGATTTCAAAGATACACAGTGGTACCACGGATCCTGATGATAGGTGGATAACCTATATAGAAGACCGGCCATTCAACGACAAGCGATACTATATCAGCAATGACAAGGTTAAACAACTAGGATGGAAAATTACAGTTGATTTTGATACCGGCATCGACGAACTAATTCAAATGTAGTATTGAGTAATTATCGAACCCGCCCACGTCTTCTCGACTCCTGTGAGAATGATCTATATGTGGTCTAGACCAACGGAAGAAATGGAACAATATATTGTTATTCACCAGACATGTCGTATCAACGGTGTCCTTATACACAATGCCTGGCTTACTATAATGTTGTCCACAGTGTATATTCTCAATCAAAATTATATTATCTGATTTATGTACACATTTACTACAGTGAGAGGGGGCGTAAATTTCATTTTTTATCATAAAACTGGATGGCATTACCTCGGATTTTAATTCGTCATAGTATGCTTCTATATCACTCGGTATTTCGATAGTGTCGCTCCAAATATTCAAGAACATATATGTGTTTACGCTTTCATGTTCGTGCTCTTTTAATAGGCTACTTAAACTCCCGTTTGGTACAAACATATACTCGTCTAGATCATTAAATGCCATATATTCCGATGAACCTTTTCCGTATTTGTAGAGAGCATGGTTTATCTGACCCGATTGAGCATGGCCATCCTTCGACCTAATATAATACGCGTAATCCCATTCTATAAGTGTTACATTATCGCGAGTGGGTATATTCAGGTCCTTCAGCTTGCCGTTATAATAGAGGTAAAAATGTTCAACGCCTTGAATCATATAATATCGTATGAATCGGTTCAATAAATAATGATCGTCTTTGAACAGTGTAGTATGACACAATTTGTATTGTCTTGTATTATGGTTATTATACAATCGGTAAAATGCAAATGTATCTTCATGATGGACTGCGATATCTACATATTTATTATAATCTGACACCAAGTCATACGTGAATACATAGCTACTATTTTTCCCAAAACCGGTTTTAAGTGCCAGATATTTACCATTGCATATGATCTGAATAGGAACTGTAATATAATATGGTGTTATTACAACTAGTTCTCTGGTTTTATTCTTATAAAAGGTGTCAAAAAAAAGGTATCGATCATCGTCTAACTTATAGTTATTGATGCGATCGAACATAGATTTAATTACACCTATATAGAGTTATTGCTCTATATAGATAAAGAGAGAAGAGAGAAGAGAGAAAAGACACAGATGAGTGAACCCCAGTCGCTCGTTGCCGACTACTTACAATTATCCAAGAAATATATGGATAAATATGGCAAGAGAACTATCGTATTAATGCAAGTGGGGGTGTTTTTTGAAATGTATGGTCTAAAAAAGACTGGCTCGTCGGATAGCGAGAATGAGACGGCGATGAATGACATCTGTCAACTATGCCAGCTTAATACCTCTGATAAAAAGATATGTGTAGGTCAGGATCAAGTAGTAATGGCCGGATTCCGCGATTATAGTATAGAAAAGTACCTCGCCAAAATAACCGATGGCGGATACACTGCAGTTGTGTATGTACAGGATAAGTCGGGTAAAAACATTACCCGAGTTTTACAGGCAATTTATTCTCCCGGTACCTATGTTTCTTGCGACATGGATAGTTCACAACAGATTACAAATAATATCATGTGTATATGGTTGGATACTGTAAAATCATTCCGTTCCACGAAGGAAACCCTTATATATGGTGTGTCGGTCGTAAACATTTTCACAGGGAAAACATATCTATTCGAGCATGAATGTCCGTTCTATATGAATCCTACTACATTCGATGAACTGGAGAGATGTGTCTCCGTATATGCCCCTAGTGAACTTGTTGTGATCTCTCCATTCGATACACCCGTTTTGAACTCCATTCTTCAATATGCTGGTATCCAGACCGGCTCCATCCATCGTATTGGATTGGAAACAGAGAAGGCGCAAAACTGTGCAAAACAGACTTATATTCGCCATATTCTCACTCAATTTTTTGGCGAGGAATGTTATGATATTTGTATCGAGTTTAATTCTAGTACTGTGGCAACGCAGTCATTTTGTTATCTAATGGATTTTATACAGGAACACAATCCGAACTTGGTTAGTAAAATTGCGATTCCTGTGTTCAATAATGTCTCGAACCGCGTAATATTGGCAAACCACACATTACAACAACTCAACATGATTGGCACGGGGCCTACGGGGTCGCTATCATCAGTCCATTCCTTTTTGAACAAGTGTAAGACGCCAATGGGTAAACGTCTATTCCATGAGCAAATGACCAACCCGTCATTCAATGAAAACTGGCTGACGAACGAATATACTGTTACGTCGAATTTGCTGGAAAACTATCACTTTGTCGAACTGTTTCGTCAACAGTTATCTTCCGTTCGGGACCTAGAGAAGGTTGCTCGTCAGTTGGTATTGCGCAAGTTATATCCCGCATCCCTCTATCATATGTACCATAGCATTTCTGCTATTAAACAGTTAGATGTGAGTTTATGTGAAAATCCCGCGATCCGCAATCATTTTACATTAGGATCTTCGACGGTTGATGTTTCTCTCGTTTCTCATGATATGATCAAATTTTTGGATAAACATTTCGATATTGAATCGTGCAAGTCCATTCAATCTCTCCAAACATTTGAACATAATATTATTAAGCCGGGAATTTCGAATGAACTTGACAAGATGGTGTCAAAGCAACAGACCAACATCGCGATACTCTATGGTATTCAAGATTATTTTAACAAGATCTTAGAAGCGGACATTGTAAAGAAACATGAGACTGAGAAATCGTGTATTAGCCTCCAACTCACCAAGAAACGCGGGACTATACTAAAGGCCTACATCAATAATCATCCTAGGACAAAAGTTGATATTGGAATAGTATCGTTTGATTTATCAGAGGTTAAGTTGGTAAGTGTATCGGCAAATGCCGATGAGATCAGCATCCCTATATTAAATTCCACGTGCAAAGATATGTTTCGATTGAATGACGAGATTGACCAGCAGATCTCGATTGTATATAATAGCGTACTAGCTATCCTCGAGCGTGACTGGCTACATAACATTGAACTGATCGGAGGATATGTTGCTCGTATGGACGTGGCGCAGTCAAAGGCATATATTGCGAGAACATACAATTATTGCAAACCCGAGATCGCAAATGCATCAAAGAAATCTTTCGCCCGAGCCCAGGGTATCCGTCATTGTTTGATTGAGCATATTCAAACCAACGAACTCTACGTGACGAATGACATTCATATTGGATGTGACCAACAAGATGGCATGCTACTATATGGAACAAATGCAGTAGGTAAGACGAGTCTAATTCGTGCATTGGGTATCTCTGTAATTCTGGCGCAATGTGGAATGTACGTCCCCTGCTCGTCATTTGTATATAAGCCATATACTGCTATTTATTCGCGCATTCTGGGAAACGACAATTTATTTAAGGGTCTATCGACTTTTGCAGTGGAGATGTCAGAGTTGCGCGTGATTCTTAAAATGGCCGATGCCAACAGTTTGGTATTGGGAGATGAAATATGTTCCGGAACAGAGACTGAATCTGCACTGAGTATCTTCGTGTCTGCGTTGATGGACTTGTCTAAAAAGGATTGCTCCTTCATCTTTGCCACGCATTTCCATGAGATAATCAAGTTTGATGAGGTGAAGAAATTGATGTCGATGGTGCTTTGTCACATGGCGGTTACCTTCGACAGAGAGAAGGATTGTCTAATTTATGACCGAAAGTTGAAACCTGGACCGGGTAACCGCATGTACGGTCTCGAGGTATGTAAGTCGTTGTATTTGGAAGAGGAATTCTTAAATATGGCATACCTAATCCGCAATAAATATTTTCCTGATACGAAGGGTGAGCTATCACATGGTACCGCAGTGTATAATGCAAAGAAGGTGCGTGGATTTTGTGAGGTATGTAAAAGTGAGATTGCGGGGGAGACTCACCATATTAATGAACAGAAGGATGCCAATGCAGATGGGTTTATCGATTCATTTCACAAAAATCATCCGGCGAATCTGTTGTCTGTATGCGAAAAATGCCATAATACTATTCATGCGACCTCCGATACAAATATCGCGCGCAAAAAGACGACTGCGGGGTACAGATTACGCTGACCGAATTATAAAATATAATAAATAATATAGATATTTGCATCTATTTTATTACAATATGAACCGCTACGAAATCGCCAATCCCAGATACCACGGAAACCGGAGCTATCATACAATCGCCAGATGCTCGCTCGGTTTGAATGAAATCGTTCGTCAATATTGGACACCCGAAGCTCTCTGTAAATTTGACGATATCTTATTAAATCATGCATTCGATACGCAAAATGAACAGATGATCGAAAGTGTAGTGAACAAGATTCGTCTGCAAAACGAGTACAAGGAGAGAATGGCCGTATTCATGGATTTAAACGGACGGTATAAACAAATACTTGCAGATTCGAAGTTATTGGGTATACTTAAGCTAGAGAGACAGGCGCTTTATTCCGAGCTGAAAGAACGACGTGTTAAGTTGACTGCACTATACGGATCACCTAATTAAATATGCGTCACTTGTCATATGGTAAGGATATTTCGGATTATTTATTATAATATGACTCGATATAAATATACTAGGTAGGGGTCATGGAAAAGTCGATTTGGGATTCAAGAAAGTTTTTTGAAAGTTGGACATTTATAAATGTCCATTTTCTATTTGGTGAAAAAGGAATCCAAAATGGTGTTTTCTTGAAAAAGTGATTGTGAGCATAATGCTGTAAATCTGGATTTTGTAAAAACGTGTTGTTAGCATAACAAAAAAGTGATTTTTGGCTCCAACGTACGATTTAGGGATTTTTTGTGTTAAGACATTGTATAATGTCGTTAAAGGAAATCCCCGGAAAAATCCCCAAATATTACTGTGAAAAATGCGAGACTGGAACTGGTAACAAAAAAGATTTTAGCAAACATTTGGCAACTGCTAAACACAAAAAAATTCACGGCTTAACAAATATTGAACCAAATTTAACAGAAAAATCCCCGCTCTTTTTGTGTAAGGAATGTGATATGTCTTACAAATCGCGAGTCGGGTTATGGTATCATTCTAAAAAGTGTGGAAAATCCCAAAAACCCCATGATTATATGACCGTCATCACTCAACTATTGAACCAGAACAACGAGCTGAAGAATTTCATAATTGAGCAGGCAACAGAGCATAAGAAGGATACTATGGAATTAGTAGGTAAGATGATCGAGAATGTCAAACCAGTCAATACAACCAATAACAATACGATCAACAATAATCACAAGTTCAATATCAACGTGTTTCTCAATGATCAATGTAAAGATGCCATTAATTTCGCAGATTTTGTCAAGAATATTGAGGTATCTCATGCTGACATCCAAAATACAGGTCAGCTCGGATTTGTCGACGGCATTTCGAAGATAATATTGGACAATTTGAAACAGCTCAGTATTAACGAGAGACCTATTCACTGTACTGATCTGAAGAGGGAGACGATGTATATCAAAGATGAGGATAAATGGAACCGTGAAGAGAATGATACTAAGCTCCGAAATGCAATTCAGACTGTATCGAGAAAGAGTATAAAAACGTTGCAAGACTGGAAACAGATCAATCCAGACTATAATGATGGTAATTCCGATTTTTCACTCGAGTGTCTTTCGATGCAACGCCACTCGGTAGCTGGAGAGGATCGCGATGTATACTTCCCAAAAGTTGCTAAATTGGTAGCAAAAGAGGTGATAATCGACAAAACATAGAGAAAAAAATTGATTTTGTTAGGGAGATATCATGTAGATGTGCTCAAGAAACACAACAACAGATATAACTAACATGCAACTACGTAACGGAAAACAGGTAAAGGGGGTAACCACGTGCAAGTGTAAAAAGGGGGAAGGGTCGGACGAGAAGACAAAATTAGTATCGTCGGTACGTAAGCTACTAGACGAGGCGAATAAATACCGCGATTCTTCGAGTGATCTTGAGAAGATATATCGTATGACTCCTGTGTTTGAAAAAATAGGTCAGGAGTCAGCGGAAACACTATCTACTCTAGATGACAGTTTAAAGTTTGTTTCGACCTTATACATGAAGACGATGGAACTTACATGTACCCTTATCGAACGTTCTTACAACCGTTTATACACATCTGAGGAGAAATGTGCAGTAATTAGATTACTCTCGGAAATGTATAAGGCGAGACGTTTGGTGACACAAATACTATGGGACGGAAGACTAACGAAGAATATACAGGATATGCTGGAAACCGGTGAGCGCCATTCCGAGCAAATATACAGATGTCTCAAACACATCGCCAGTGATGAATCCGAGTCACGCGATTATCAAATTTATACGTACGATGACGGGGAGTACACCGACGAGGAGTTATATGACTGGTATTTCCTTGACAACTATAGAAAGGACGCATCAGAAGACTCGTATATGAGTAATGCGGATGAATGTTTTGGAGCTAAGATCCGTAGATTTAACGGGATGCTCTGGCGCTGATGACTGACTGTGTCTGATTATGTTGAGTTTACTTAAAATTGAATTATTTGCGCTCGAAGAAGTTATAAATACATATGACTTCAACAACAACTTAAAATGACTACCACCCTCGAACTATTGAGCAACGCGACTTTCTCCGATGACAAACGTCTACCCGTTATATTCACTGGACGTGGAGACATCACCTTTTACAAATTACATTACGCAGAACGCGAGCCTGTTTTCGGAGAATACTCAACCAGCGCCAAAAACAGGGGTAAATACGACGGATCAATTGTACATAAATTTGACGAAGACAACAGACTGCTCGATGAAATTACCATCTGGCCAGGTAAATACGCGAACACCAACCACATCGCATACACTGCATTCAATTGCTATGTGATACAGAACAACGACACAAAAAAAATTACACTCGTCTACAAGGGGGTCATAGGAATATGGGATCTAACTTGGAAGATATTCGCCACACAAACAAAATAAAACCTACATAGACCATAAAAAACGGATTGTGACATATTCGTTTTTTTTATTCGGCATAAAATTGATTCTCACTGCCTACGCATTATATATTGCATTCTAATCAATATACAATGTTGTTCCGCTTCAAGATCTGTTTCACCAACCCCAGTGTCACTTATGATATTCCAGACCATTGGACTCTCGAGTATGCCTTCGCTCGTGTCCGCGATTATATTTGCGAGGATTTCAATATCCCCAATACCTTTCATATTGTACCTGGTCCGGCGTTCCAAAATATCGGGTATATGGGCATCGCTGAGATGCACCCACCGTTCGACATGAGAGGTGATGGACAAGTGACATTGGAAAATTACTTCAATTTCGGTAACTATATTACCATGTTTTACATTCGAATGATGGCTATTCCGGCGGGAACGATTCAGACTCAAGATACCCTCGATGAAACTGTATAAAATCTAGACCTGGTTTATTATCTATATCAACATACTGTATATCAATTTCATTTCCATCCTCGACCGACCGCATCCCTCTGCTTAATAAAACAGATTCCGTATAATCGGGAACATAATTACTCGGTCCGTATGTAAAAAAACCAGTTGGGTTATATCGCGGGGTAGTTTTAACGGCGGTCGACCATGGCATCTCTACTAGTTGACCCCACCGATTTTTTACCATAACTTTCGTATCCTTATTTAGAGTTTCCGGATCAACGTGATATTGTACATCACTAATATTATATAACATCATATCTTTCGTAGAGAGTTCGGGTTTTTTGTCACTATTACGTTTTTCTTGTTTTTTTATACTTTCTGAAAGTAGAGTAGTGCTATTGACGTAACCTTCGCATTGGGTAGTTGCTAAAGATATGATCAATAATAACACGAGTAACATACCCACTATTTTCATCATCCTATATACTATTACAAGAAAATTGAAGCATAAAAATAATATAGAAGTATAGATATATAAACTCACAACCATGATCATTCCAGTTAAATGTTTCACGTGCGGAAACGTACTCGCCAATAAATATAGATACTTCCAGGAGCGCGTGCGTCAAATTAAGTTGCGCGACGGCGTTGATGTTGACAAGGTTGTTTATTTGACCAAGAAAGTGATCGACAAGACACCAGAGGGTATGGTTTTAGACGATTTGATGTTACATAACCCCTGTTGCCGTCGACATATGTTGACGCAAGTTGACATTGAATAAAATGTAATTATACTATATAATGGCCAACAATCGTAAATCTAAGCGTCGCATGCGCAATCGCGCAAACTACACGCGCAAAAACCGTAAGAGTGTTCGAAGAACGAGAATGTCAGGTGGGTCGTGTGGATGCGGTAAGGAGCCGACTGTTATGGGCGGTAGTGCAAATTTAGCAGAACTATCGAAAGATAATCATTATGTATACAATAAAGAGCTCATATCGCCCCCGGCGCCGTCGTACGGAGGTCAGAGGCAGAGACGGAGACTGAGACTAATAAGGGGTGGTGCCACGGATGGGGGCATATTAGATACCCTGTCTAAATTTGCAGGCTCTGATCAGGTAAGATCCTTCGGTACCTTTGATGGAATATATGACACGAGTCAATTCATATCTGCTACACCTATGGTTGATTCATCATCACATGTTCAGCCTATTTTATCGAAATATAATGAGTATAACCCTCCTTTAGTCTAAATATTATTTTCTGTTATATTTATATAATGTCAGGATTCAATGATTTGTGTACGCCGTCCCGAGTATATTTCGTAATTTCTAGTATATTCATTCTATTGGCTTTTTTCCAGAACTATGGTAACTCCAATTTATATTGCCTTGGATCTAGATCATGTGACGTATCAAATACATATCTAATTTTTCTGTTGAAAATTGTCTATGTCCTATTCTGGACGTGGGTACTTAACTTAATTTGCAAATCGGGAGCATCCCCTATTGCATGGTTCCTGGTTCTGATACCTTTCTTATTAATGTTCTTGATGTTGGCATTCGTCACATTGAGCCGTTAATACTTTACTTTACTATATTATGTTTAAATATAATATAGATCATGAAAAGCAAAAATGTGACTCGTAAAAACCAAACATCTTATAAACTGAATGGTAAAATTACAAACGAGAGGGCTGGATGGAAAAGCATACATATTTATGGCGATCCATTTGAGCGCGGATATGCGCATGGATATCTCTTGTCGAACGAATTATTGCGTGTAAAAGAGTCATTTGGATTCATATTAAAGATCGCATTAGACGTTACGCTAGGGACTTTTATAGACAGTTGCAAACTCAAAATCGACGCCATTATTAAAAAGCGTTACCCTGAATTGTTCGATGAAATTCGCGGTATATCTGCTGGAGCTAGACGTGCCGGCGTATTCGTGTCTGTCGATTTTATAATCGCATGGAACTCGTTTATGTCTCTGTATTCAGATGTTAAGATAGATACTACAAAATGTAGTGCGTTTATTGCCACCGGATCTGCTACTGAAAAGGGTGACATTGTAATGGCTCATAATACACACACGGATTTCGTATCTGGACAAATTTCCAATATAGTTATACGCATTACGCCAACAAAAGGTCACGAATTCACAATGCAAACATCTCCTGGACTAGTTGCAAGCTCGACAGACTGGTTCCTATGTTCGAACGGTATCATCGGATGTGAGACCACTATTGCATTTATAAATTATCGTACTGACTTTGAAAATGGTCACCCGTACTTTTGCAGGATTCGCATGGCGATGCAATATGCAAATTCTCTCGACGAATGTCGCGATTACATGATGAATAACAATGCCGGTGATTACGCATGTTCGTGGCTATTTGGTGATACACGAACCAATGAGATCATGCTTTTGGAGATCGGATTGAATGAATATAATGTGAAGAAGACATTTAATGGGGTGTTTTACGGTATGAACTCGGCAATCGGATTTCGTCTGCGCAGTTTAGAAACGAATGATGTGAGTCATGATGATTTAAATACAAGCGTTGGAGCTAGAAACAGTCGTCTGGATTATCTATTGAATGACAAGTATAAGGGTAAGATAAACATAGCTGTAGCTAAGACTATAATAAGCGATCATTACGATGGATCGCGTAATATGAATAATATGGGTGGTGTAAATATATGCATACATCCAGAGCTAGATCCAAAATCTGGATTTAGATTAGCAGGATGTACAGATGGAAAGGTAACTAACTCTGCAATGGCATCCAAAATGCAGTCATATGGAAGATTCGGATCGAGTTGTGGCAGAATTTTTAAGATTAAAGATCATGTGAAGGCCCATCCAGAACACAAGGCATATGAAGAGTATTTGAATGATTTTCCGTATTACAAATGGGTTGTCATATAAACCGATGAACATTTTATCTACAGTATAGAAAAAGCATATAGAAATAATATATTTATATATAGTATAATGCCGAAGAACTGGGGAATCGGAAGAAACTGGGGATGGGGAATCGGTAGGTAAACATCATCAACGCATTTTTATTTACTAGTTATTTAGTAAATAAAAACAATTATAGGTCGACCCATTTATCTAAGTACAGTCCATGTCAACCATCTCTTTCACCAACTCATCAAAGGTGTATTTTGGTGCCCATCCCAATAAGGCTCTCGCCTTTGTGCTATCTCCCAACAGCTCTTCTACTTCTGCTGGTCGGAAGTATTTGTCGGATATGAAAATTAGTTCGCGTCCGCTAATTGTATCGTATCCGATCTCATCGAGTCCACTACCTTTCCATTGAATGTTGAAACCTTTCAATGAAAATGACTTCTCAACAAACTCGCGGACGGTGTGAAATTCATTAGTCGATAATACGAAGTCGTCGGGTCCATTCTCATTTTGCAACATCAGCCACATGCCCTCGATGTAATCTTTTGCATGACCCCAATCACGTTTTGCGTCTATATTTCCGAGAACCAACTTGTCCTGTTTTCCATTTATGATATTTCCGAGAGCAATTGTGATCTTACGCGTGACGAATGTAGGGCCACGTCTGGGACTTTCATGGTTGAATAATATTCCTGAGCATGCGTACATACCGTATGATTCACGAAAGTTTTTGGTAATCCAATGAGAGTACAATTTGGCGACACCATATGGAGATCGTGGATAGAATGGCGTATTTTCGTTCTGTGGTACCTCGACAACCTTGCCATATAACTCAGACGTTGATGCCTGGTAAAATCGTGTATTTTTCTCCATACCTGTACTTCGAATTGTATTTAGTAACCGCAAAGTGCCGACAGCATCGACATCTGCAGTATATTCGGGAATGTCAAACGAAACTTTGACATGGCTCATTGCGCCTAGGTTATAAATTTCCAGGCGATCTGATAGTGTCGTATCAAAGTACGTTCTCTTGATTTCGTTGATAATTTCGTGTAGACACGATGAATCCGACAAGTCTCCGTAACGCAATTTCAAACTCGGATTATTGTACTGATTGTCAATTCGACTGGTGTTTATCGAAGATGATCGGCGAATGATACCCCAAACTACATAATCCTTTGCTAAGAGAAATTCTGATAGATAGGATCCATCCTGTCCGGTTATTCCTGTGATCAATGCGATCTTTAACATTTCCTTGTATTTATAAACATGCATTTTTGTGTTTAATACGTTTTTTCCATTAACTGAAAAATTGATATAAATATGTGTCGATAAAATATAATCAATATAACGCCATGAATCCTACTATTTCAAACATTTCAAACGCCGATGATGTCTATCGATTTACCCTGAGTGGAGTAAATGTTAGTTTAGCAAATGCGATACGCCGTGTGTGTCTCTCTGAAATTGACGCGAATGTAATTCGTACCGATATCTACAAGGATAACCAATGCAATATTACGGTCAACACTGGTAGGTTGCATAACGAGATATTGAAACAGCGATTGAGTTGCATCCCGATTCACATGGGAATGAACGAGCTCGATATTTTGCCTGAGAAGTACATACTCGAGGTCGATGTTGTAAACGATACGGACAGCACAATATATGTTACGACGGAGCATTTCAAGATCAAGAACAAGACTAACGGGAATTATTTGACTAAGGAGGAGACGCGTAAGATTTTCCCGGCAGATAAGAGGACCGGATACTATATTGATTTCGCCAGACTTCGCCCTAAGATTAGTGATACCATTCCGGGAGAACAATTGAAATTGACAGCCGAGTTCTCTATCGGATGTGCAAAGGAGGATAGTGCATTCAATGTCGTGTCCAAGTGTGCATATGGCAATACGCCGGATCTTGTCGCGGTAAACGAACAGTGGGAAATACAGGCGGCTAAGTTGCGGTCGCAGGATGTATCGGTAGCGGACATAGAGTATCAAAAGCGCAACTTCTATATTCTAGACGCCCAGCGAAGCTTTATTGATGATAGCTTCGATTTCGCGGTTCAGTCGGTTGGTGTATACGATAATATCGATATTGTGAAGAAGGCTAATGAAATTCTCATGACGAAATTCGAAGCGATGGTCGAGGAGATCGATTCAGATACGATACAGATTCTAAATAGCGAGACCACCATGGAAAGCAGTTTTGATATCATTTTGGTTGACGAGGATTATACGATGGGTAAGGTAATCGAGTTCATTTTGTACGATCGTTTCTATATCGGAGACAAGACGCTTTCCTATTGCGGGTTCAAGAAGTTTCACCCTCATGATTCCAAGAGCACTGTGCGTATTGCATTCGAGTCCGCGTCTGACAAGGCTACCGCGAAACAGTATCTGAGGATCGCATGTTTAGAAGCGCAGGCGGTGTTCAAGCGCATACACGCATTGTTCTAAGATATAGTTTATATTGTATAATCGAATAATATTTATATAAGTGGTGATATAGCTCAGCGTGGCTACAGCGTCTGACCGTTGCGGTTCAAATCCTTTACGGAGCGTAATATATTTTTTATTTGTTGGCTATCAAATAAAAAACAACACTATAGTAAAATGAAACCATATGCATTCTATTGTTTAGCGTTCCAAACCTGGTGTTCCACTGAATACAAAATCCACGGATTATGGCCTGATTATGATGCGACCAGCTATCCTAGCTATTGTACCAATGTTCCATTTAACCTTGAGGAACTGAAAAGATCCGCAAAATACGAGGATCTGTTGGAAAAATGGTATGATTGTACGATGAATGATACAATCGCGTTATACGAACATGAGTGGCTGAAACATGGTACTTGTGTATCTGAACAAACGGGATTTACACAGAATGAATATTTCGAGAAGACATTGGAGCTGTTTGATTTATATAAAGATAAAGGTGTAGATGAGATTCATCTGGATTTGGAGTTTGTCCCGTTATTATAGATTTTGTATGTATACTATATTATGAAATACCTGTATATAGTAGTCGACGAAGATGGAAAAGCATATCCAAATGCCTTTAATAGTTACGAACAAGCATTAGACGAGGTAAAGTCGACACAGGATCGGTTGCGCGATACAAAGGGTTATGAAGATTGGCGTGACAACGATTTAAATGAGGTTGATGTAGCCGAAGGTCATAAAGTAATAAGGGAAAATCGGTTGAAGGATCCACACGTAACAGAGCTTTACTTAGAAAAAGGTATGTTTATTATGATTTACAGAGTTTCTATAAAAATTGATTCGTGATTTGATCGCATTAGATAAAGATAAAATCGACTACAATGACTACTCTAAAAGTTTTAACGTTTAACATGTTCGCCGATGGGCTCTCCGAGGATGGGGTAGTGTCTCGCAATCCCAAGCACATCAATTGGAAAGTTAGGGGACCTCGTATATTGGCTATTTTGAATAAGGCGTTTAATGATGGGTATGATATTGTGTCTGTAAACGAGAACGATCATTTCTTGTATCTATTGGATGGACTGCAGTCAGATGGTAAGAATATTCATGGGTCATTTCAGCGTGTAAGGGATGCCAAGAAAAACACAAACAATGCCTATAAGCTGTTGTTTAATCGCAACTACAAGTTCAACAAGGAAACTGGTATATACGATCAGGAGGCGATTCCGGATAATACGTTTGTAAGTGATATTCGAAACGCGTCGGATTGTTGCGAATTCGTCGTCCATATGAACTCGGATAAGCCGGCGGATCCGGAATCTATCCCGAATTTCTTTATAACTGATGCCTATGTTTCGGATTATGGTAACTCCCTCTATTGGAATGCGAAGACGGTTACGTCAAATCCGACATTCGAGGAGTTCAATGCTGGTAATACAACGCGCAAATATAAGTGCTACTTTGGCGCGGGGGATAACGGGTTTATTCAGACTTTCTACAAGAACAAGGTCGAGATCAATGTATTGTCTGCGCATCTTCCGAGTGGAGAGGGAGAGAAGAATGAACTCAAGCGTGTAGATGTATTGAGATATCTACTGTCAAAATTTGATGGAAAAACAAACCCTGTACTCCTTATGGACAGTAATAGTAGCAGGCATTATCGAGACGGTATGCAGACAACCATCGAGACTGTCTTAGATGAACTCGGATACGCGAATGCTATAGTACAGGATGGTGCGAATACAGATGCCGGCAATCGATATCAGACCGTCAAGCTACGCGACGGCAACGGAGACCAGGAAGAGAAGTATGGCGGATGGATGTTTGATACCCTCGAACTCATCGGTGCAAAGAAGGGCGTGAAGGTTACAGTTGTTCCAATTGATGGCGTAGAAATGTATCCGTTGGAATTCAAGGACTATATGTATCGTTTCAGAACGGATGACGAAGTGAGACACCGGATAATAAACTGGGTACTAAATTGGGATAACCGACGAAATGCGAACGGAGAGTATGTCAGCGGAGGTTCCGGAGAAATCCGCCCTGGCGGAAGCGAATGTGTTTCCATACAAAATAAGGAGAAGACGGTTACACTGAGAATGATGTCGAAAAATAAGCTGTCTAGATGGGGTGCGAATGCACGCACCAACGCATATGAGGGTATGGCTGAATATTTGGGAATAGATGGTTTGACAGATGATAAATTAAAGAAAATCTTCTTGAATTTGTATCCAAATGACAAGATGCCGTCAGATCATCCTCCGGTCGGAGCAATCATACGGTTTGGCGATGAACCGGTCGGATGGCTATCATATATGTTCGCTAATATTGTATCGTTGTTCCGTTAATAATCATATTAGTATTCTATTAATTAATTTTTTTTATTCTTTTCAATATCCCTCAAGTTCTTACGCAATCTAGGTAAGATACTTTTTAACGATGATAACTTTTTTTTCAGTCTCTTTATGTCACGGACTATCACCTTATGTTCGTTATTAAGGATTCGCAAATGCGCTTTTTTATCAGGGCCAGTGCCAGCAGTTTCAATATCAAATCGTTGTATTTTTATTTCCATCCATTTGACCTGCTTGTTTTCGACGGCATCTTTCATTTCATCGTTTACATCTTTTATTTCATCGATGAGATCAGCTATTAAATCTTTATAATATCGTATATATCTATTTTGCATAACTAATATCTGTTCTTCTACGGTTAGATTAAATGATATGCAATCATACTCTTGCTGATCTTCCGATACAACATTTTCGAATTTGCGAATAATATGCACAGGTACAACTTGTTGTCGCTTGTGGACTGTTTTATATATCGACTGCAGATTATCAGAAACCTTCAAATAATCCCCGCTATGTAGTTTATCCTCGATTATAGATAATATTTCGTGAAACTTTGATTGTATTTCAGCCATGGGATATATGTAAAATTGATTTAATATTTATATAATAAACATAAATATAATCCTATATTCATAATAATGAAGCTTGCATTTATGTGTTGTATACCGTTCTCTCTATTTAACCAGAGAGAGGACCTGAGTAATGCAACCTGGGCCAACACTGTAGCCTTTGTACCGCCTGTTACGAGTGGGAAGGTAATCAAGGTATATGATGGCGACACAATCACTATTGCTACTAAATTGCCCATAAACGATTCGCCAATATATAAGTTCCAAGTAAGGCTAACTGGTATCGACTCGCCTGAAATTAAGGGTAAGAGTCCAGAGGAGATTGCCCTCGCAAAAATATCGAGGGATGCACTACACAATTTAATTTTTGACAAGATAGTACATTTAAAGGACGTAGGAACAGAGAAGTATGGTAGATTGTTGGCGAATGTATATATCGATAATATTCACATAAACAAGTGGATGTTGGATAATAAATACGCGATCGAATATGATGGCGGTACTAAGAGTAGACCAGACGAATGGAAATAATTGTAAAATTGAAAACGTTTATTGTTGTATAAATATAACAATAAATATCACGACAAGCATGGACAAGCGATTAAATACTAAGTTAGATGGATATGTGGTTAAGTTTAAGAATGATTTGCGAGATAAGATCAATGGGCTTGATTTTACGGACAAGGGTAAGGCGGGTGAACTGGTTGAGTTTATATATGAATATGAGAGACTGGCGCTGACTCGCGATGATTTCAGCAAGCGAAAGCGCGTGAAGAATTCTATACCAGGTACGAACAGATGTAGTGCAAAACGTGCGAGTGGAGAACAGTGCACTCGTCGCAGAAAGGAGGGATGCGAATTCTGCGGTACACACTTCAAAGGAGCACCACATGGACTGATCACTAGTATTGTTGAATCCGAAAGCGTGAAACATAGTTTAGAGGTAAACGCTGAGGATATAGACGGTATTATTTATTATATCGATAAGTACAATAACGTTTATAAGACCGAGGATATTCTAAAATCGATTGAGAACCCACAGGTAATCGGAACCTACAAGAAACCCGGACTGATCAGTTATCTTTGACCTTTCGGATGATTGTTTCGACTACGACCTCCTCGCGATTGCTGATTATATAGTCATTTATCTCGGTAGCCTTGTTAATATCTCCTTTGTAATATTTCGATAGAATTCCTAGGAGAGCCTTCTTAGTTATAGGCTTCTTTACATTTTTTTTCGAGTATATCAGTTTACCATTGTTTATGTCGAACTCATCTATATCATTATCTCGCATGATCGTCATTAGATTGCCCGATATCAGTTTTTGTTCGTCCTTTCTCTTTTTTTCCTCTTGCTTTAACTTTCTAATTTCATTGTCTAAGCGAACCCAATCTTGGATCGACTTTATAAGTTTCTCCTTTGAATCCATATGCACTCTATAGTATTATGTTTTATATTATTTAGATTGTTTACATTATTGAGATTTTAAGCACTCTGTAAACTATTGAATATTAATTTATGAGTATTACATATATTGCGTACACAAGGATGATGTTTAGTCAAGTAAATAGAAGAACTCATCCGCTTTTACAGAATACTAGCAATAATATTCCAAACGTACAAATGAATTTTATGAATTTCAGGGCTAACCGAGTTTATCCAACTCCGCCTCCGAATCCCGTTCCTCCGCAACCAGTCGCTACTGATACAAAAAAAATGGTTTGGGGAGAGCCTACGTGGTTTTTTCTGCATACAATAGCACATAAAGTCAAGGATGATAGTTTCATAATCGTTAGGCATCAGTTATTGCATTATATATATGCCGTGTGTACCAATCTTCCGTGTCCTTTTTGCGCCCGTCATGCTAAAACATATCTGGATTCCGTAAATTTCAACGCAATACAGACGAAGAACGATTTAAAAATACTGTTATTTACATTTCATAACGAGGTCAACAGTAGAAAGCAGTATCCTATATTTGATATGGCTAATCTTGATGCTAAATACTCGTCAGCGATAACTGTGCGGATATTTAATAATTTTATTCAACATTTCAAGGACAAGCATCGAGCTCCGGGTATGATAGCCGACGATCTATTTAGGTCGAAGCTGTCTGCCGACATAACTGGTTGGTTTCGAGAGAATAATTATCATTTCGATGAATAATAATATAAAGTCATATAGTAAAATCTAACAATGAATTTCTACTACTTACTTGTATTGCTTATGTCATTGGGTCAGACTCAAGTGCCATCTGGAGCATATTGCGGAACGAAAACTGTATTCGGCGAATCTATTACTGGTCTGGTAACATTTAAGTCTCCAAGTGTATTGGATTTCGCAATCACTGGCGATTTTAACATTGATTGTATTGATGAATCATATTCGGTCAGTGGAAACCAGATTCTCTTTACTGACATCAATAAACCCGGAGATTGTACACATGATGCATTGAGTGAGAATCAAATCACACTTAACTCGGTTACTTATGATACGACTAAGAATACTATTGATGTTTCGGTTAAGTATTCGATTGCAAAGATTGATATTCTACTTAACCAGTGTTAATGAAAGTATCATAATATATAAATGTACTTAAAGAAGACAAGTACATTTATAGTAAAAAAATGAGCGAGGAGGATGCATACAAATGCCAATATATATCCTATCCTTCGTACACGAATGAACAGGTATTGTCGCAAATAAACGCAGAAAGGCTTGGAATTGTTACCTCATGTGATACCGAACGAATGGTACGCATTCTTTCCGAGCGTTTGCTGGATCCAAAGTCGCTACCTGCTTCAGATACAGTACTTGCTCCGTATTCTGCCAGTAACCAATCATATACAAAAATAGAGGAGGAAGAGGCAAAAGTAGAAGAAAAGGAAGAAGAGACAAAAGTAGAAGAAGAGGTAAAACTAGAAACATTAGAACCTCGGGAATATACAGTCGTCGAAGAATTCGTATCAGAGAATCCGAAAACATTAGGTGATATTATATCGAATCAGGAAAAGAGGATGCGTTTGATTCCGCATGTATCGCAAATACCGGAAAATATGCACAAACCTCTCAGCGATCCATCTGCCATGTTCAGTACGAATCCGGAAAACCCAAGCGAGTTGGTTACACTATATTGTACACGTACAATTAGTGACATCACCCCAATGCTTATTGACGTCATAGATGATCCTTCCATAACCGCACTGACCGATGAAAAAGGGTGGACACTAACAAGCCCCTATATAAACGTAAAACAAACTATTCCAGTAAAGTTCATGGAAGGTGGTAATATTTTTTCACAAGATAAATGGTTAGGAAATTGGTCGATTAAGAAGGAAAATGGATTCGCATTATGGCAACAACCGCGCAATTGGTCGATGATATGCAGACGGCAAGTAAGTCATCGTATCCAAATTAAAATACCTAGCGAATATGCCGAGGTATATATGGTAATGTTATATGATACATCTACAGAACGCTATTATTTGCAACAAGAATGCTCTTTTTTCCAGCAAAAATATGGAGCGATAAGGATGGTGGATATATTTGGACATATGGCCTGGTCCGCCGAGCCAATCTACGAATAACACCTAACACATATATGTAGTTAGATGTTATTATGATTTATTTGTGCGTTGGAAATTATTTAGAGTTCCTAGACATTTTTTCTACATCTGAACTTCTGTGTCTGCTTCATTGAACATATCTCTTTGTTACTGATACCATTTAGTATTGCTAAATCGGGGTCAACTTTCCATATTAAAAGACCCCATAGCGCACCGAATCCTCCACCTATCAAGAGAGATGTTCCAAGCTGTAAGAAATCAAAGCATTTATTATATCTATTCCATGTCAAATCAAGCAATATCAATATTGGGAAAAATACTAATGTCTGTATATTGCTTTGTACGGTGTTATTCATAACTATTATATAGGTCAGATAGCTAAACGTGAATCCTAATATAGATTGTCCAATCGGCGAATCGGGCATACCTTCAATTGCCGTACACACTGCTGGTTTTTCTACTCCCACTCCGCTAGATGGAAGCATATTTATTGTAATTATATTCAGGAACACCGTGAATAATACGCCTGCTAGATAGAAAATTCCCTTAAAATCCCAGTTGAATAGCGACTGTAGTGCAAAATAACATATGATTATAAACGGTGCTAAACGTGAAAATAGATAGGTTAACGATATAAAGTTGAATTCTCCGGCCATTATAATATACTATTAGACAAAAACGCGTGAAATAATTTCCTGTATATTCGATACTTCTATGAATGATATGTCCGATGGTACCTTCGTTTTCTTTGTAAAATCCACAAAATCTTTGTGATTCTCTAATGGGTATAAAAACGTTTTCACACCAGCTCTAATCCCTCCTATAATCTTATGGTCCAGTCCGCCAATCGCGCTTATATTACCTGTTAAGTCGATCTCTCCAGTCATTGCAATTGTATTGTCGATACGTTTATTTGTAAAAATGCTTAAAATCGCAATCGTCTCGGCCGCTCCAGCGGACGGTCCATCTTTTGATACTGAACCTTCACGACAGTTTAGATGTACTCCCTGAGTCTTGGTTTCCTCTAATCGTTTGATTAATGTATCCTTTTCTTCTTGAGAACATAACGACCATGCTAGAGTTTTTGCCACATTCATACTCTCTTTCATTACATCTCCTTGTAATCCTGTCAGTTTCATTTCCAAAAATGTGGTTGACGGGAAGAAAGAAGCTTCAATTGGTAGAACTCCGCCTGTACCCCTAGTGGTCGCGTATAATCCATTTATGAGTCCAATCGTCGGATTTTTATGTATGGTATGATATTTTATCTTTTGATACCGCATCAAATATTTATTTTCAACTATTTCGCTTGTCAATTCAAGTGGAAGGCTACAATCCACATTACAATTTTGCAGTAATTCCATGTTTATGGCACCATACAGGTCGAATAGTAGTTCTTTCAATTTACGCACACCTGGCTCCATTGTATAGTCAATTATCAAGTCACGTACTAATTCATCCGACGCAATAACAACATTGTCCATCCCCATCTTCTTGTTTATGTCCGGTATAATGTAATCTCTCGCAATTGTTATTTTCTCCTCTATTGTCAGATGTTCAAATTTAACACGATGAATACGATCGAGCAAGATTTTATCGATGAGATTCGGATCATTATAAGAGAAAATAAAGAGGGCTTTCGAGAGATTCAACGGTACACTGAAGTACTTATCTTGGATCTCACTGTTCTGTGTTGTATCTATTAGATGAGTCAATATACCAGTTATCTCGTTTCCGTGTTCCGTTTTACTCAGCTTATCCATCTCGTCTATGTAAAATATGGGGTTTTCGCATTCTGCATCCATCAAGGTAGCCGCTATCAATCCCCACATCGAATTCACATATGTATACCCGTGTCCTTCGAATGTAGAACCATTCGAAGATCCACCGAGAGCAATAAACGTAAATGGTCGAGGAACACCGTTTTCGTCGACTAGGCACTTAGCGAGCCCATATTTCGCAAGCGACGTCTTTCCTACTCCAGGAGGACCCTCGAACCCGATTGAATACCCACTCTGTTCACCAGTAATCCATTGACACATAACCTTTTTAAGTTGCTCTTTCGCATATTGATGTCCATGTATAGATTTATCCAGTACCTTGTCTATGTTACTCATTGATGATCCGAATTCATTCATTTTGGTGCGAATTCTCTCAATTTCATATGACCATGTAAATATCTTCGCGTCTGGGTTTATAATCTGATATATCTCTGTTGCATTCGATAAACTTGTAGACTTGACAAAACGATATATTTCTTCGATCTGTTCTGTACGATTCTTCAGTTTATACCATTTTATTTTATCGGGAGATTTGTCATTAATATACTTTATAACACACCCGATCTGGGCCTTTGATATTTTACTAAGAATTGTATTCATATCCGAGATTATAGTTACGGCGAGAGACTCTATTTTCTTGATATACATGTTTATTTCGGCGTTTGTGTATCTGTTTTTTGATGGTATTTCTATATTTGGCCTTGTTATATCGACGAGCTTTTTAAAGTCGGTGTTTATAGTTTTAACCATCCGTAATATAGGCTCTTCTCTGCATATGCCAAAAGGTATCTTTAATAGACCCTCTAGGTACTGCTTTGCCTTCCCGTTCGAATCCTCTGACTTACCTTTAATCTCCTTCAGTTTTATCATAGCCTTCTCTTTCACGGACTCTGGAGCACGCATAACATATACCTGCTGTTCGAGAGATATTCTACTCACATCATATTTCTGTGACATTTGATGTGTAAATTTCATTGTGTGTTTCATCGCATCTTTAAATAGGATCTTTATATTCCACGGGAAACTGTCATAAATCAACATTTGTTCACTCGAATCGGAACCATCATTCGCGACATTTGTAATCAAATCATATAATAAATATGTTATATATTTCATCTCCTGATCTTCTACACAAGTCAACATGTCGATCAATGTATTTCGCTGTGCGAGGATATCGATAGATGTAAAGTGTTTTATGATCTTCTCTAGTTTATCCGTTTTTGTTGTATTCGCGAGAAATAGTATGCCCTGATTTTTCTTCACCATATCATTGTCGCTGTGAATCAATATATCTTTCAATGTCATAATCTCTACCTGTCTTGTTAATATCGAGAGATCGCACGCATGTTTCATCGACATAATGTCGTGTTTTCTCTTGTTTATGTACGTATTCGCGAACAATTCCAGATTTACATCGTCTATCACACCACTTAATATAAGTATTTTATTCGTTTTATTACACCTTAATAAAACTCGTATCCCGTGAACCTTATAATAGAACGATGTCGTATTTAGATCACATTCGAAACATTCAAATTGGGGAGCATTTTCAATATTCACTCTGGTATCGGATATTTTGTTCATACACAGACCTGTATTTTTAATAATTGCACTAGGTAATGTATTTGATATTATCTTGAAACCTACCGGGTGAATATATCTTCGTATCAATTCAAACTTTGATTTAAGCTCGGGTTCACCATCGAATTCGAGGAAACTAGATCCGAATGTCATGTGAACAAGATCATCGACATTTTTAGTACCAAACGACGATATAATCACAGACAATTTGTCTATTATGCTCTGTAACAACTCGATAGTAACCTCTGTGGTATTTATACCAATTTTACTATATGCTTCCGTTGTCTTTTCATACAATTCTTTTACTGATGATATACATACATTAACTTCACTACTGCTAAATATATTTGCTCTTTTATACGATTGTACGGATATCATTGTGTCTCTTATGATATCTCTCACATGTGTGATGCGATCTCGGATAAGATTGTTTATTTTTATATCTTCTTCATCTGGTTTTATTCCCAATAGATCGTTCTTTTTGTTTTTCATGCAAAAATTTGTATATTATAAATTATATTATATATACAATCGTACTACGTTTCATATGAATTATACAATTTTAAAACTACATAAATAATATTTGTATAATTTATCTACATAGAATGACTGTAGGTTTAATTAAGATGTTAATTTGGGGCACTGGTGATGCGAATTCAATCGATTCGATTGAAGTCGAACCATATGAAATCGAGTTCAATCGGTCATCCGACGGGGATAAGAATACGTATACCGAATCGGGTGTGAATGAAGACATCCAGGAGGTAGATGTACAGGTAGAGGATGAGGAAGAGAAAGAGGAAGAGAAAGAGGAAGAGGAAGAGAAAGAGGAAGAGGAAGAGGAAGAGGAAGAGGATGAAGAAGATGAAGACAATTATCCCGATTATCCTCATTCACGCCTAGATTTTGAATTGAGTAAATATATCGACGAGTTCGATTATCGTCCACTAGTACTAGGTGCATATGTTATGTGTTTTGTCGCGATGGCTGGATTCATGTCATATCCCCTTTACCAGTTGATTTTGGAAAGTTATATCGCAAATTCATCGTCTATGATTTTGTATTCCGCCTCAATCCAGTCGGAATGCTCACGTTTCTTAGCACACCTGCCCTATATTCCTACATTTCTACTTTGTTCTAGTTACATGTACCCAGAGATTATAGGTACACTGAATGTAAACACCAGTTCAGATGCAATTACAATTCGTCTATTCCTTTGGTTTCAGTTTGCACTACAAGTATTTGCATCATTTGGTAGATCATTCGGTCCGACAATATTTCAGGAGATGGTACTTATCCTAGGAACTACCATGTTCTATCTATTGTTTCAATTTACAACCCCTTTTAAGACTGTAATGATGATAGATATCAATTGGTTCGCAACCTTGTTACATGTACTTCTTGGTGGATATTTGTTATATGGATTAAATACTGTAATATTTATGATATTTGGTTTGATTGTCACTTTACAGCCATTCTTGCGAGATGCATTCAGTTTAATTACGTCGGAAGGGTATAGCATGTTAATCTATATTGCAGTTCCGTTATTAGTTGCGAATATTGTATGTATTGTAATTCCATCCACTCAGATTATATGTGATATCCTTATGTTCCAAGTAATGGGGTCTGTGGTTGATTTCATTCTTATTAGCCCTCGACCTGGTAGGTTGGTTCTCGATTATACCGATGAGGAAGATGAGGAAGAGAAAGAGAAAGAGGAAGAGGAAGATGAGGAAGATGAGGAAGATGAGGAAGATGAGGGCGAAGATGAGGAAGAAGAAGATCAGGAAGAGGAAGATCAGGAAGAGGAAGAGGATGAGAAGACGGACGAAATTAAAAAGTAGTGTGTTATCAATATATCATAGTACTATATATGGCAAAAGGAACAAAAAAGAGTCAATTAGAAAAAAACAGATATACTAAAAAGCAAAAAGAAAAAATAAGTCGTACAATATACGACACTACGGAATCGGATGTTTTAGATGACTTCAATAAACTGAAGGATATCGGATGTACTCATCACAAAGAATTAAGCCTAATAGGAAATAAAGTAGTCAATCATTATACGTCGACCGAAAGATTGAATACATTCGGATACCAAGGTATAAATTTTTATGATGTATTGTTTAACAAAAATAGACTGAAAAAGGAGAATTACGTGAAGAAGCTTTTACGATTTTACAAGAAGGATCGTGCCGATTATCCCGAAATGAAGGTTTGGTTTCGACTTTCGAACCTTTATTTTTCATCTGTTTCGATTTTTAAACCGTTGGTAGCCATGAGTATATATTGCAAATTTAAACCAAGTTGTGTTCTTGATTTTACAATGGGGTGGGGTGGGCGATTAGTAGGCGCGTGCGCACTCAACATACCAAAGTATGTTGGTATAGATAGCAATAAAAATCTTGAACAACCATATTCACTAATGAAAACGTTTCTCAATAAACATTCTACTACTGAAATAGACCTTAGGTTTCAGGATGCATTGGAAGTTGATTATTCGGCGATCCAATATGACTTAGTTTTAACAAGTCCGCCTTATTACAATATCGAAACATATGGCAGTAATACACAGCGCGAGAAGGATGACTGGGATGAGAAATTTTACAAGCCAATTTTTGCGAAAACGTTTCAGTACCTTCAGAAGGGCGGATATTATTGTATAAATATTCCCGTCGATGTATATGAAAATGTGGCAATACAGGTTCTGGGAAACTCGGATATAATGATACCATTACCCAAATCAAAGAGAAGCCAAACGGAATCATACAATGAATTTATATACGTATGGAAAAAATAAAAACAAGTTTAGAAAAAAAGAATCATATAATGTATAAGCATCATATGAACCAGAACAACTTGCGTTTACAAAGTGTTTGTAAATTAGATAAGAGTATAAATGAAGAATTTGAGATACGCGAATCAATACGCATTGCACAGGAGAAACTACGGATCGAGCGTGAAAAGGAACGAATTGCAACTGTATATTCTCATTTGCCTCTTGAACTTCGTCCATCGATACTAGTCAGACACGTAGCTATCGGTAAAAATACAAATGTAAATGATATAAATATTTCATAACATAATTGTATAACCATGGGTATACCTAGCTATTTTTCACAAGTAATCAAGAACTATCCTCGGATTGTCAGCAAATTAGATTTGCACAAGAGGACAAACCCATCTCATAATCTCTACATGGATTGTAACTCTATCATATACGATGTAGTCAATTCTTTCGGTGATAAAAAACCGGAAAATATAGAGTCGACTATCATAGACAGAGTAATAGTTAAAATAGACGAGTACATCCACGAAATACAACCATCACATACTGTAATCATAGCATTTGATGGTGTTGCGCCATTTGCAAAAATGAACCAACAGAAAACGCGTCGCTATAAGTCGGCGTTTGCGAATAACCGGAAAGCCGATGAATGGAGCACCTCGAATATAACACCCGGTACTAATTTCATGCAGATTCTATCTGACCGAATTGGCGGTCATTTTCTATATTCAGAGAGTAAATATAAAATCAAAAAGATGATCGTATCTGGGTCAAACGTGGCAGGTGAAGGTGAGCATAAGATATTCAAACACATTCGCGATAACCCAACTACTGATCAAAATATAATGATTTATGGACTCGACTCAGATCTTATAATGTTGACCATTTTTCATAGACACCTGTTTGCAAACGGGTTTGTATTCAGGGAGGCTCCCGAGTTTATGAAAAGTTCTATCGACGTTGAGGTCACCTCTAGCGAGCCATACGTACTTGATATCGGAATGCTAGGTGACTCAATTATAAAGGAAATGAATTGCAAGCACACTGATCGACGTCGCATGTATGACTACGTTTTCATGTGCTTTCTATTAGGAAACGACTTTTTACCTCATTTTCCAGGACTGAATATTCGAACACATGGTATAGCAACTTTGATGGATACTTATACAGATGTAATCGGAAAGTATCCAGACCGATTTTTTATAAAGGACGGTGTAATCCAATGGCGTAATTTTTCGCGGTTCATCAAGGAGATTGCAAAGAACGAGCACCAGTTCATATTGAACGAATATTCGATTCGCGATAAACATGATAAGCGCAAATGGAAGACCGAGACTGATGAAGATCGTGAATATGCGACCCTTAATATACCCATTATCTATCGTGGGGAGGAGAAATATATATGCCCAAGTGAGAAAATGTGGGAGGAACGGTATTATAAAGTACTAGTTCACCAGGATCGCAGTAAGGAATCTGTGCAGTCAATATGCAATAATTATCTGGAAGGATTGGAATGGGTTTTCAAGTATTATAGTGGTGATTGTCCCGACTGGAAATGGTGCTATAACTATCATTATCCTCCATTGCTTGTCGATCTACAACATTATATACCTGATTTCGATACGACATTTATCAAACAATCTCGTCCTGAGTTTTCGTCTAACGTCCAATTAGCCTATGTATTGCCATATGCTCAGTTTGATCTACTCCCAAAAAAAACGAGAAACTATTTGACTACAAAGCATCGCGATTTATATACAGATGATGCGAAATTACAATGGGCGTTTTGTAGATACTTTTGGGAATCGCATGTATGTTTTAAGCCGGTTTCAATCGACCTCTTGAATCGATGGGAGAAGGAAATTGTCTAATCGGCTGATCCAAAGTCAAAGTTAATGTCTGGAAACGATTCGCTATCTGAATCACTGTCGAAATCAGTTGACATATCCACTGAAGATGGTATCAATGTTAATATGGTAGCTTCACTACTAATAATATCCGCGTTTATATGCGATAATGCGTTTGACATTTCTCTATTTACTATCCCAATCAATTCCGAAACTGTTTGTGGTTGCTCTCTTCTGACTATACCCAATATGTCAACCTCTTCCGACTCGTCTACATAATAATTGCCACTTGTGTCTATGTACCATGATGCACCGCGTTCTACATCACTTATAGCAGGTGTGGGTATAAGTGACCCACGACAATTGGGACAACTGTATCCATTCTTACTTATGTTCGTCAGTAAGCACACCGTATGAAATTTGTGTTTGCATGCGGTTATAGTCATGTTAACATCCTCCTTAATCACCTCCATACAGATAGGACATTCGCTCATTCGTAGTGTTATTTGGTTTATGCTAATTCGCATTATCTTTATTCAATTTTCATGAATGCGTGTTACGAATTGCCCAGATGGGATATTTATGTCCATCCACATGCCAATTACTAAAATATGTCTCATCCTCTAGAATAACAGAGCCGTATTTTTTGCGTATCACCGACCATACACTCTGATCGTGCCGATTTTCTATAAATCCTATCGCATTCGGAATTTTTGAAGGTGTATCGTTTATCAAGTCATAATTACAACACGTGTCGTACCATAGTTTAACCATATCTATCGCGTGTTTACATTTGCGCAGTACAAATGCGGTCCCTACTAATTGCCCAGTATTTTCTTTATAATTTAGGTGTTCCAGTATATCTGCTTTTGTATATGTATTTTCCGGATAACACATCTGAAACGATAGCATGCCATATTCGCTGTCCTTAACCATATCTATGTATTCACTCATTCTATGCCTACTTTCATCATTTGTATTTATAGCACATCCTGCATCAGCATATATCAGTATGTCATCATCATTCATCTGTTCTAGTTGTCTCATTATTATATAGGGTTTCCATAACCAATATCCATACCCTCTTTTATTGGATTCCAGAAAATTTACATGTGTTTTCCAAAAAAGGGTCTCCATCTTTAGGTGAGCTTCAGTTAGACCTATTACAATATCAAACATCTGAGAATTATATGCCTGTTTACATATACGATTTACCGCTCTATGGTAGTTTGCAGTTGGTCCGCCAAATGTTAGAAAATATTTATTAGGCATAACCATTTATAATATAAATACTTTATATTATAAACCAATAACAGTATTAAATGATATATATTTACGGAGATAGCCATGCCAGTTTCTGTTTCTCTAAAATGCAAATGTCGAAGATAATAAAATCTGTGGCCGGTGTGACAATGCACCGAATTGGTAGAGACGGAAAGGTACCATATTTCGATAGTTCGAATCATACAATACAGACGATATTATGTTTCATGTATGGGGAAGTCGACTGTAGATGTCATATATGTACTCAAATTGATGTTGGGAGAGAGGAGGATGATATCATTCATACTCTCGTTGATAATTATATGAATACAATACGTAGCATTGTCGGGTTACATAGCAAAATAGTTGTAGTTGGCGTTCCACCTCCAGTAGGGCATATAGAATCAGATCGGTTAGTAGAATCGGATTTTCCATTTGTAGGATTGAATATGGATAGAGTACGCTACACTGAAAAAGTGAATCGTCTGTTAGCGAACAAATGTAGTGAGTTTTCATATCTATTTTTTGCACCGTATTCATTTTATACAGACAACAGTGGATGTTTGATACGCATGTATTCTGATGGCGGGGTTCATATAAGAGACAGTACTCATTTCATCCAGTCTTTTCTGAATGATGTTGTTCTTGGGAAATGAGAGATTATCGTTCGTAACATATCGCGTTTTATTCTAATCGTGTATAGTAAAATGATATATCTTATAATTACTGCTTCCATTTGCGATAAATACTACTACCTAGAGGGAATCGAATCTAGAAAACGGACCTACGTCGAATGCATATCTCGCGCAATCTCTCTATTACCAGATGGAGTTAAAGCGATCGTTGTCGAAAATAACGGTTTGAGAGAAACATGTTTAGATGACTTAGGATGTGATGTATTGTATACGGACGGTAATTTCAACACTTATATTCACAAAGGAGTAAACGAAATGAACGATATACACTCTGTTATAAAACACTACGGCATAGAAGATGAAGACATGATAATTAAATTAACGGGACGGTACTTTTTAATGGATAGCTCGTTCATTTCCACAGTTGCAGGAAACTTAGACAAGGACGCCTTTATGAAGTTCTTTAATGTATCTATTAATGAGTATGTGTACGATGATTGCGTATTAGGTCTATTCGCCATTAAATGCAAATATATTCGAAATTTTCATTACATATATCCAGATCTCTCGCCCGAGATTGAATTTGCTAGATTTATTAGAGAAACTATATCGGACGATAAGTTGTGTTCGTGTATAGGTCTAGGGCTAAGATGTTTTTTTGCTGGTGATTTGCGTATATTATACGTATAATGGTAATACATTTCATCGTTGGTATGACACGATACAACTATTATGACGAAAGTAGTTTTAGGGAAAGTATATAGAAAAATATTACACAATATATATACTATGAAGCTCGTTAGTATTCTCTCCTTTCTCTCGGTTTTCGGTGTTACTCTCGGTGTTCGTTTGGGTGAGCGTTTCAATGCGTGGTTGGATGAGTATAATGTACAGGTAGGTGATGATGATTATTTGTCTATGTTGGATAAGTGGGCTAGTAATGACAAGTTCATTGAGGAGGTTAATGCTAAGAATCTTTCGCATGTTCTAGGACACAATCAGTTTTCTGCCATGGATCGCGATGATTACTCCCTGTTTTTGGGATATGCGCCCAAACTCAAGGGTCCTAAGCGTCTTTCCGCTGTGAGGAGGGTGGATGCGGTCACTGCTGATTCAATCAATTGGGTTGAGAAGGGTGCTGTTACCCCGGTTAAGGATCAGGGGCAGTGCGGGTCGTGCTGGAGTTTCTCTACTACTGGTGCTCTCGAGGGTGCGTATTTCGTGAAGAATGGTAAGCTGGTTTCTTTTTCGGAGCAACAGCTGGTCGATTGTGACAATCTTCGCGGTGGCGGGCGCGATCAGGGATGCAACGGCGGGCTCATGGACAATGCATTCACTTGGATTGGTAAGAATGGAGGTCTTTGCCTTGAGTCTGACTACACCTATTTCTCCGGCGATACTCAGGATGAGGGTACTTGCCAGAAGACTTGCTCTGTCTACCCGGGAAGTGATGTTCTTCGTTTCGTTGATGTCCCAGTATCCGATGACGCGCAGATGATGGCTGCTATTTCTCAGCAACCCGTCGCGATTGCGATTGAGGCAGATCAGCGTGAGTTCCAGCTGTACAAGTCAGGAGTTTTCACTGGAACTTGCGGAACCACTCTTGATCACGGTGTTCTGGTAGTTGGATACGGAACCGAGAATGGCGAGGATTATTATCTCGTGAAGAACTCGTGGGGATCCTCGTGGGGATCCAATGGATACATCAAGCTTGGAAAGGGAAAGAAATTCAACAATGGCGACGGACAGTGTGGAATGTTGCTGTCGGCGAGCTACCCGATTGTTTAAGATAAAATAATATAAACGAAGAAATATACATAATATAATCATGTATATTTTATACTATGGTGTTGTTAATTCAGTCAATGTCGAATCTCGTGCCTCATATACTTGACCATAAAGTGACTTCATATATTCTACACTATCCTTATAATTGTAACTAGTGCTTTCATAATTTATTCGAGGTTTTCCTCCTATCATTTCTCCAATACCATCTGCTATCAATAACATATTATTTAAATCGTCAATGCTGTAATGAGAATCGCCTATTGTACTAGGATTTTCAATATGGCTCACGTCTAATACACTGTAACAGTTGTATAATTTGTGCATATCATACTGTTGAATTATGTTTGGGTCTCCATTAGCGTGATACTGATATGCAGTCCTAAGATGGTAAGCTAAAATTCCGTAACGAGGAACGATTGGCATGAACTCCTTTCCATTTTTATTTACAGATCTCATCTTTTTTCTTAATTCTATGAGATAATCAAAATATTCTTTATCTGTTATAGTTTCCTCCATTTTAGTACTTATATATTCAGATATGTCTGCAGGATCATATAAATACGGTTGTTTGTATATTTGTTTAACTTTATAATTATTAGACATATAGACTATTAGTAGTGCCTGCATTACATCAGATGCCCTATTTCCAGCTCTTATGTCTTCTCTCGCCGGTATATCTTTACCATAACAGCATTCCCATTTAACCACACATACCCTTTCTTTGGGGAAAACTTTGCATGAGATGAAACCAATGATTTCTTTGCCCTGGCGTGTATTAACATATAAAAAAAATACCATGTTTTCTTTAATAATTTCCCCAGTTGAATTATATTCAGATTTTGTACTTAATATAGTGACGTCTCTTCCCTGAAGTATTTGATATATATCTGTGTCTAATATAAAATTACATCCGTCATCTATCAACTTCTGTATTTCGCCTTCATATTTTGTGTAATCCTGAAAGTCTTTATTGTATATACGAAATAATTGATAGGATCCTTCCGATCCAATTATTAAAGATGTTGCCATATCAGCGCCACCGTTAATCCTCTTTCGACGACGACTTTTGATTGTTCGACGCCTTTTCCTATGCTGTTTAATATATCTAGATTTATTCATATAATATATATATATACATATATAAATTTACAAACTGATCAAGTACAATAAAAAATAGTGTCGACTAATCGACACCTATTTTTATAGTTTTTTATTTTAGTTCATTACTCCTGTTTTTTTCTGTGAAGCGGGGTATACGGGGGTGCGCCCCCCGTAATTAAATAAGATTGACAGAAAGGTTGTTAAGGTTGAATTTGCCAAGGATGTTGTGAGAGTTGATGTCGTAGACGTTGTTGTCGTTGTCAAGAAGGTAGGATATGCCGGTAGAGGCG